TGCAGCGGGAAGAGCCGACCATCGGCGCTCGCCGGCTGCCGCATCGCCACGTCCCACGCCTCGCCAAGCAGCGGCACGTTCTCGAGCACCTTGCCCTTCCTCGGGTGCTTGCGCCAGATGGGCACGACGCGCGTCACCATGTCGATCTTGGTACGCAGCACCGCGCAAATTTCGCCACGGCGCATCGCGGTATGCACCGCGAAGACGAGCGCCTCTGCATAGACGAGGCCCTTGTTCTCGTGCAGCCAGGCGATCACCCGGACCAGCTCGTCCTCGGTCGGCCGGCGCTCGCGCTTGCCGCCGCCGCCGATCAGCCGCAGGTGCGTCAGGAGCGGCCGCGCCGCGCCGACGACGTCGGGAAGCGCAACCTTCAGCGCCGCGCCGCCGTAGCGCATGACGGTCCCGAGCTTCGAGACGTCCATGTTGATGGTGTACGGGCCGGCGCCCTCCTCGCGCCGCATGTTGGCGTAGGAGACCAGGTGCTCCGGCCCGAAGGACGCGACACGCTGCCCGCCGAGCCCGCGGCGCAGCGCCTTGAGCATGTAGTGCTCGTTCGAGGTGTCGTCGATCGGCCGCGATTCGTCCCGGAGCGTCTGATACGCCTGTATCACCTGGGCGACGGTCAGGTCGCCCAGCGCCTGCGGGCCGCCCGCGGCGATGCCGTCCTCGATCGTCTTGGCCCAGCGCACGGCCTTGGCCTTCGTGTCGAACGTCTTACACTGGGCCTTGAAGCCCTTGCGCCGGACGAGCGCGCGCCACTTGCCATTGACCTCGAGCACGCTTGCCACGTATCACCGCCGGTATCGTCGAAATTGATACAGCCGATGATAGCCAGCGAAATGGGATGAGCGCCACCGAGGAAGCGGAATAGATTCACGGGGCGCGCCCGCCGGGTGCCCCGCCGTAGTTCAAGGGGAAGCGCGCCGGGCGTAGAGCCCGCCTCCGTATCACCGCCGTATCACGTCTCGCCCCTCATCTCCAGGCAGACGAACCCCGAACCCGGAGCCGGCGCAGTCACTCCGATCGCGCGGTTCCTGCTGCCCGCATCCGCCAGGCAGGCGTCGAGGGTCCGGTAGCCCGCGACGATGAGCGGCGCCTCCGTCCCCAGCTTCGCGAAGATCACGAAAGCCAGGAAGACGGTGGACACGACAAACCCTAAGCGGTGGCCGCGCCGTCGGCCTTGAGCTTGGCCAGGTCGGCGTTGCCTTGCGCCACGACTGCCGCGGCGTCATCGAGCGTGTAGTTGGCGTTCGGGTGGGTGGTGAAGATGTCGACCAGCCCTTGAGCGGCGGGGACGAGCGCCGAGGCGGCAATGCCGTACGGCCCCATCAGGGGCAGCAGGCCGGACGCCAGAGCCGCGACGAGCTGCTCGGTGGTGGGTTGGACGGGATCGGTCATTTCGATGCTCCTGAGGCCGCAGAAGCGGCGGATTGAAGGGCGGCCAGGGTGGCGACGCAACCTGCCTGGGCCGTCGTCAGGCCCTTGATGGCGTTGGCCTTGTCCTGGCCCTTGAGGACGCCCTGCAGCACGGCCTGGTCGGCGAGCACGATCGACGTGTCGACCCCCTTGCAGGAGGTGACCATGGTGTCGAGGGCCTGCTGCGCCGGAGAGACTGGCGGGCTGCCGGGCGGCGGGGTCGCGCAGCCGGCGATGATGATCGCGAGGAGAAAGAGGATCCGCTTCATGGTGTGCCTTTCAGGGCGTCTGGGGATGGCTCGGGAACGGGGCCGGGCGGCGCTACAGCGGGCGCGGGGGGCGTGGCAGTAGGCTGGGCCTTGCTCGCCCCGTAGAAGAAGCCTATGGGCGCCGCAAGCAGCGTCCCGAGGACGAAGCCCAGCGACATCGAAGCGTTCTGCTGGTTGTCCTTCGGCACCGCGCCGAAGACGACCATGAAGACGAAGGCCATCCCGACCACGGTGATCAGGACGGCGAAGGCGGCGATGAAGCGCCGGTCAAAGATCGATGCGTCGGGCATACCAGAACTCCACTGCGTCGTCGGACTGAACGGGGGCCGGCGTTGGCACCGGCGCGAACTGCGGCCCCGGGAGCGGGAGTTCGGTCTGCAGCTTGCCGTCGACGCTGAAGATCCCGCGCTTGAGATTGACGCGCTCGGGCGCGCGCCTGGCCGGCTCCCTGCGGTTCAGGGGTTTGCCGAGAGGAAATCGTTCGTCGGTCATGCTGCGTCGCCCCTGGCGATTGCGACCTCTGCGCTGTAGCCTTCCCAAAGCGCCTGCTCGGCCACGCGGCGGCGATGCAGGCCGTGCTCGAGCTTCGTGCCCGGGCTCACCCATTTGCCGAGCGCGTCGCGCGCCAGGTCGGGCTGGCCGCCGTTGAGCAGGCGCAGGCATGTCGACGGGTAGCCGGAGCGCAGGCGGATCAGGCCATCCTTGATCGGCGAGCCGTGGCCGATGTTGTAGAGCGCCGAGACGAAGGCGTCGAAGATGCCCTGCGTCACCGGCACGATGATGGCGTTGTTGGCGTCGGCCTCGCGCAGGCCCACGTCCCAGATCAGCCGGTTATCGGCCTGCAGTTGCGTCCACTCGGTGCCCGGGCCGATGCCCTCGCCCGTGGCGCCCCAGCCGTTCGTCCAGGGCGAACTGCCCGTCCCCGGATCGGGGTAGGCGCGCAGGCGGCACTCCTCAAAGTGCTTGATGACGGCGAAGCAATCGGGCGACGCTTTCATGGTCACTTGAGGTGGTCCTTCAGGAAGTTGACGATGAACCCGCCGAGGGTGAGCACCATCGCCCCGAGGGTGGCGATCCCCCACTTGAGCGCCCGGTCCCGCTCGCCCTGCAGCGCCAGGATCTCGGCGCGCATCTCGTCGAGCTCGGACCTGAGGTTGCCGACATCGCGCTCGAGTAAGGCGATGTGCGTCTCTTGGGTCATGTCGGCCATGGGGCGGGCTCCGTCTAGGGTTTACTCGCCCCCGAACCCGGGGGACCGTTCTCCGTCGGGCCGCCCTACGCTGCGGTCTCCGGTTACGGGAGGACGACGATGCTGAAACGAGTCGGCCTGGCGATGCTGCTGTGCGTCGCGAGCAGTGCATGGGCGACGCAGGATTTCGTTCTGCAGGCCCAGGGCAACGGAGTCACCTTCGTCGACGGCAACCGGTGCCCGACCTGCAATGGCCTGGTCGTCGGCTTTCATTGGACCGGGGCCTTCGACATCACCACGACCGGCGGCGATGGCACCTTCAGCCGCGACAGCCTGCTGCTCTTCTCGGGAAGCGCAGCAGTCGATCCGCCCGTCGACTTCGCGGTGTTCGGGTTCGACTTCGCATCGGACGGGAACGGCAACGGCCTGAACGGATTGCAGAGCCCCTTCCAAGGTTTCGGGCCGCCTCCGGTGGTCACGGTCGAGAACGGCGCCATCACGTCGATCGTCGGCCAGGGGTTCTTCCAGGGCCAGGGACAGATCACCTTCGCCGGCCTGTCCGTCAGCTTCACGGAGCAGTCGTTCCACGCCGGCTCGACGAACGCAGGCGGCACCGTGACGAGCGTGCCCGAGCCCGGGACCTGGCTGCTGCTCATCGCGGGGCTGGCGCTGCTCACGAGAACGTCATCGAGTGGATCTCGAAGTCCGAATTCGCGGAGTCGCGCTGCAGGGCGATCGCGTTCTGGGTCCCCAGTGCCATCGTGACCGTGATCGGCGTTGTCGTGCCCAGGTTCCCCACGCCCACGCTGGGAACGCTGAAGGTGCCGATCGACGAGCCGTTGCGCAGCAGCGTGATCGTGTGGCTGACCGCCGCGAGGGTCTTGTAGGTGATGGTCATCGACATCGACCGGGCCTGCGTCGAGTTGATGATGTATTGCCAGCGATCGGCGAAGGGCTGCGGGTAGGCGGACCACGGGGTCGCCATCGTCGGATACGAGAAGCCGCCGTAGTTGAAGTTCGCACCACCGACGCCGTTCGATGTCTCGTAGAAGGTGATCGGATTGCGCGCGTCGACCGTGCCCGGGACCACGTTGCGAGTGGCAGTGGGCGGGCTCGCGGCCCAGTCGATGAAGGCCTGCTGCTTCGGCGAGCGCGTCAGCGTGCCCCAGGTCAATGCCCAATAGCCCTGCCCATCGACCGTCGCCTGCGAGATCATCTCGGCGTTGAAGATGTTCGCGAGCTCGGTCCCAAGGTTTGCCTGCTGCTCGGGGAAGTTCCTCTCGATCTGCTTCCACGCGGGGTCCAGTGTTGCGGCCCGCAACTGGGCAGCGTTGGCCGCATAGAACCCGGTATTGGCCTGGTACATCTTGGTGTCGATGCCGCACTCGTACATGTACTGGTGGCAGCCCTCGCTCAAGGCGAACGTCTTGAACAGGTCGGGCGTGAAGACGTTGGCGCCCATGCCGATGGTGGTCGAGTCCTGGAACTCGGCGATGTACTCGGCCGCGGCGTGCGCAGCCGAGTTGTCGCCTTTGAGGTAGCCACTGTCCGAGGTCGTGCCGTCCGGATAACCAGCCCCCCCGATCGCGTAGAACTTGGCGGCGTAGGTCGTGCCGAGTCCGCTCTCGATCATGGCCTTGGCGTCGTAGAACCGATAGATCGTCCCGCTCGCCCACTGGGTCATGAAGACCGGCCGGTGGCGATTCATCATGAGCGAGTCGCCCACCGCCAGGCGGATGTTGTCGCTCATCTGGACCTTGTGTCGGGTCCAGTACTTCTCGCTCATGTAGGCAGAGCCAGAAGCATCGCCGTCGAACGTCAATGCCGAGCCCGTCGACAGGCTGCCGCCCGTGGAATTGTTGTCGCCGGTCATCGCCAGGCCGCCATCAGCGCCCGCATCGGCGAAGGTGAACGTCTTCACGTCGACGACGGTGATCGTGAAGATCTTGGTCGTCGAGGTCAGGCCGTTGAGCGGCACGTAGACGCTGTCGCCGGAGGTGAAGCCGTGATTGAGCCGGCAGTGGGCCGTGACCACCCCGCTCGTCCGCGTGCCGCCGATCCTCGCGTCGAAGAACGGGGAGTCGAAGTAGTGCGTCCCGAGGGTCACCGCGATCTTGCAATCCGTGCCGGTGTCCGGGATGGTGAAGTGGGTCGAATCGGTCGGGTGGGCAGTGACGGTGCCCGTGCCGACGCGGCCCTGGAACTGGCAGGAATAGGTCTGGTCGCCGCCCATGCCGTGGGCATAGTTGAGGCTCATGGTGACGACGTTGCTCGTGCGCTGCGCGCTCGCCAGGTTCACCGAGGCGCGGTCGAAGTTGTCGCTCCAGAAGCCGTGCAGCTCCCGCATGGCCGCGTCGTTGCCATAACCGAACCACTGGTAGCCGCTCAGGTTCCACGTCTCGTTCACGTCCTCGTGGACGATGAACAGGCCCGGGTTGAGATTGGCCTCGAGGTACGCCGCGATCCCGTAGGCAAACGAGAGCGTGCCGAGCGACTGATCCCCGCCTCCGCAGTGGTTCACCCACACGTTGCAGTTGCAGACGTTCGCGATGTCGACGATGTCCTCGATCGGCATGATCCCGGACTCTTCGCCGCCGTAGGACTGGCCGTGTACCCCGCTCCTGCGCGGATAGTTGGACCACGCGGTGAAGTCGTTGCGCGTCTCTGCGCCCATCACCTTCACGAACCGGATGCACTTGAAGGGAGCCATCTGCGCGATGAACTCGTCGGTGATGTTCTGGTCGGGCCGCCCTTCGTAGCCGTGGCGCGGGACGCGGATCTTGCGCACCCCGGTGTTGGTTGCACTGGCTGGCGTCCTCTTGGTGCCCGTGAACAGCAAGTGGCATCCCTGGGCGGTGATTTCGACCGAGGGCGTGGTGAGCGTGACCGTCCCGGTATCGGTCCCCGAGTCGTACGTCGTGGCACCCAGGGTCCAACCGTTCGCCTGGGGCATCGTCACCGTGCCGGGGTTGCCGTCGACCCTGACCGTCACCGACTGGCTGGGCGGCGCATCAGGCGGCAGGCGCTGCAGGCCGATGCCGAAATCAACGGTCGGGAATCCGTTTCCATCCACGGGCGCCAACCCGGAGCCGTCCGCGTTGTAGATCCCGGCCCCCTGTTTCATCAGGTCGACGAAGATCGGCTCGCCGTTGAAGTAGAAGACGCTCCCGAGGTTGATGCCCAGCATCATCGGCGATTGAGCCGGCGAGCTGGACCTCGTGCGCGTAGAGCGAAGCAGCATCAGACCATCCCCGTCTGCGAATGGAGCAGCCACGCGGCGCCGGTCGAGGCGGCGGTGTTCATCTGCATCTTCGGCCAGTAGTCGACGTTGGCTCCCGGGTTGGTGTCCATCGTCGTCCAGGTGACGTTGTCGGGCGAGGACTCGAAATAGAGGACGTTCGATGCATCACGACGGATGCGGCAGAACGAGCCCACGCCGGTGACGTCGCCCGCGGAGCCGAACGAGCCGGACTTGAACGGGTAGTACCAGAACGAGCCCTGCGTGCCCACGCCGCCCTGCGTCGGCGTGGTCGGCGCGCTCCTGATCGTCGTGTTGTCGACGTCGAACCCGAGCGAGAAGTAGTCGTCGGTTGCGCCGGCCGATGGCAGGGCAACGCGCTGCACCGTCATGCTCGCGGCCACGCTGGCCGGGAACTTGAGGTTGCTGTTCGTGAGGCTGTACGGGCCCCCTGCGACGGCCAGCGTGTAGGTGTATGGCCCCGTCCCGGACTGGACGACGTTGGCGCTCGAGAGCGTGCCGAATCTCACCAGGCTGATCGCGGCCGGGGTGTAGGTCACCGGCCCGACCGTCTGGATGTGCATGCCCGAGCGCGACAGATCGAGCGTGCGCCGCCGCCGCGGCTCGGTCACCGGAGGCGTACCACCACCACCGGCGCCGAGGAACGTGGGAAGGAGCCCGAACATCTCAGGGCTCCATCAGGAAGGTGAACTCGGTCTGGTCGCAGCCGGTGGCGTTGGCGACGCACTTGATGACGTTGCCGTTTCGGTCTCCGGCGGCGAAGTCGATCTTGTAGGTGCCGAGCGTGACCTCGGTCGCCACACCGCTCGCGCTCAGGGTTCCGACACCGTAGGCACCACCATCGATCGAGCGCTGCACGGTGACCGTCTTGCCCGTTGCAGGGGTGTTGGTGTTGGAGAGGAACATCGGGAACTCGTAGTTCGAGAGGGCCGTGTTCTTCTTGTTGACGGTCTGGATCTTCACGCTGTTGGTCGAGTCGACCGTCGGCAGGCCACCCGACGCCGCAGCGTTGGCATTGGGCAGCGCGGTGAGGCCCATCCGCACGAGATCGGAGAAGTCGCACGGGAACTTGGCGCTCGCGTTGCCGTAGGTGTAGATGCGGATGACGTTGTCCTCGACCGCCTTGGTCGCGGAGTCGACGATCTGCACCATCAGCTCGGCGCAGGAGAGTTCGGCAGCCGTGCAGGTGAGAGCCCACAAAACAGAGCCGCCGCCGCTCGACGGCAGGTTGGTCGTGTTGGTGAGCGTGCCCTGGTCCTTGGTCTGCTTCACGTCGCCAGTGGCTGGCGTCCAGTCGCTTGCGGTCGCGAGATCGACCACGCCGCGCTTGACCATTGCGAACGAGAAGGCCGTCTGGGTGTTGTACTTGGCGAGGAGAAACATGGTGCTTCCTTAGTATTGGCCGCGGAATGAGCCGCGATCGACGCGGCGCTCGAGTTGAACGAGAGAAGGCGCGCCCCCGCCAGCCATCTTGAAAGTGGCGACGAGGATCGACCAGTTGTCGGCGCCTCCCAGCGTCTGCGTGGCCGTTGCGCCGGTCTGGACCGTGGAAACGATCTGTTCAGCAAGCCGGGTTCGCACGGTCGCGACCCTGGAGGTGTAGCCCGCGCCAGCAGTGGGGACGCTGCCAATTGCGTGTCCCCATTCCAATATCAATTCGTCTGCTTGGGTCGTAGTGAATGCGGCCGAGGTAAGCGTGGCAGAACCTCCAGCCTCGTCCTTCCCGCTCGCGGTTTGATCCAGTACCGAAGAGGTTGCAAGCCCGCTGTACTGCACCGCGATGACTGTTATTCTCGCCGAGACATTAAGGTTAGCGGTGACGGCGTTCGATGCATTTCCCAGGCAGTTGGTGACATACGCCCACTGCATGTACTTGCCGGTGACACTGTTTAACAGCTTGGTACCGATGAGCGTATAACTGTTGCCCGCCGTATCGGTAACGCTAGTCAAGCTGTTCGTGGCGTTGTTGACCCACCAGACTGCGACGATGATCGTATTGCCAGCAGTGGCCGTGAACGTACCCGTGGCCCCCGATGAGTGGTCGCCTCCGTCGTCCTCGAAGACGGTCGGAGCGTTTACGAATGCGATTGCCATGTCAGCTCAGCCTGTAGATGAACATTTCGCCCGACGATCCGCCGCGATAGAAGAACAGGATCGAATCAATCGAGGGGATATACATGTGCTTGCCACCAGGCTCGGTCGGGCCGGCGGCAGCGATCACCGGCACCGCGCCGGTGAAGTCAGTCTTCAGCTTGATCGTCCAAGGGGAAACCGTGGGGTCGATCTCGTGCCACGTCATGTTGGTGTCTGCCGGGGTGTTGTCCCACGCGAGATACCAGTAACGATTGATGCTCGGGACGTAGATCAGCGACTGCATCGTCTGCACGGTGCTGTTCAAATCCTGCCGGGTGTTGACTCCCGAACCACAACTGAGAACGCCCGAAACAGTCGTCGTTCGGCTGTCGAGGTTGTAAACCGCGTACTCGGGGTTGCCCCCGTCCGCGATGGAGTAGCCCGGTGGCCGAACGATTGTCACGTTGCGCCCGTTGCGAACCATACCGCCGAGGTTCCAACTGCTTGCCGTCCACGTCCACGAGCCCCACGTCTGCGCCGAGGCGTTGAACTTGATGTTGTCGAATGAGCCAGAGCTGCCGCGCGACGACACCAGCAACTCGCTGGTCGCCTCGTCGTACATGCCGAACATGTTCTCGCCCCACCTATTGGTGGCGAGACTGGTCCAGACTGACGAATCAAGGAGACTGGTCAGCTCATCGTTCCACGCGCGCTTGTAGTTCCACGAGTTCGTGGCAAGGTCGAAGATCCACAGCCTGCGGCCAGCCATCGCGATCTGGTTGCGGCCAGCCATGTAGACCAGACCGTTATAGGTGTGGCGCGCGGTCGGCTGATGGTCCGAGACGAGTTCTTCGTAGCCGAGGTCATTGGTCGCCGAAAGGTGGCCGGCGTCATACGCGGTCTTGGCGTTCACCCCAGAAGTGGCGTCGATGGTGAAGGTCGCCGCAGGCCCGCCCGCCTTGTACGACGGAGTCCAGGGGGTTGGGTCGCTCGGCTGCTTCTCAACGGCCCATGCCATCTTGAAGGCGTCGAAACGGTACAGGCCGTTGTTGCTGGAGTCGTTATGGCCCCCGCCGAACAGCCACATGCGGCCGCCCAGAGGATCTTTTGCAACCCCCGTCCACGGAGACACCACTCCGCTCCAGTCTGTGTCATTGCTGCCGTAACCTCGCCAAGCGGGGTTGGTGTTCTTGACGCGGGTGTCAAGGTTCAGGATCGAAGAACTGGCGACCTTCGTCCACTGACCGGGCGGGACCAGATTCCACGAAACCTGATTGACGAGCCCACTCGAATCAACGCCTGGTGTCCAGACGTACCCGTTTGCCAAGGTCGGAGCGGTGCCAGGCGTCGCGCCGGCTCCCCACACTGACGGCACCACCTTGGGATAGTTACCCTGCCTCGGGTCGGTGGCGAACCCATCCAGCCACGTCGAGAGGTTGGTGACGTTGGCCTGGACGGTGTTCCACGCAGCCTGATAGCCCGATACCTGCCGCTCCATCGCCACGCAGAACGCTTGCCAGTAGCTCTCGACGTAGTTAAGTCCGTGAGTGTCAACCGTGTGAGCCGCGTAGGTGTTCGGCTCGGTCGAAATCGATGTGAAGAATGTTCCCGCGACGGTCGGGGGCGAATCCAGCTTCTGCCACGCTCTTTGCGACCCCCAGTCGGGGAGGGAGTCAACCGTCGTCCCGCTGCGACCCATCGACGTGTCGTAGGTGACATATCGCCAGCCACCATTGGCCTGCTCGTTGACCCACCGAACGGGCTGCTGCGCGCACCAGTCGGCCAAGGCATTGAGCGAGGTCTGCTGGGAACCAGAGAGGATGCCCGTCGAGGCGATCTTGTGCAGCTCGGTGATGAGCCAGTGATACATCCACAGCGGCTGCTGCAGGCCCACGGTTCCGGGGTCGTGGTCGGTGAGGTCGTTGGGCGCCGAGTCCCACATGCAATTGAGCAGGGCCTTGCTGTCGGTCGTCCAGTTCTCAAGATAGATGCGGTTGCGGTTTAGCCAGAACCGTCCGCCGGTCTTCCAGGCCGACCCGTCGGGTGACAGGAACGTCGCATAACCGAGGTTCCGCAGCGACCACGCCCGGCCCCGAAGCGTGTAGGCGTTGCCGAAGATGCCCGTGTAGTCCGCATCGGGCCAAGTCGCCGTGTAGCCGCCGAGGTTGCTGCTTTCCGCGCTCCACGTCGCGTTCCAGACGCTGACCTTCTGAGCAAGCTCGATATAGACCGGGGAAGGTCTGCATGCGAACGCCATGAGGCCCGCTGCGGGCTGGTGTGGAGCGTCCCACTCCATTGCCCCCGTCCCGCCTCCGGGCTGCTCCCTGGGCCAGTTCTGGCTGCTGCCGCTCTGCGTCTTGCCGGCGACGAGCGTCGCGTCCGGGACGACTCCAGAGGTGTCCCGGTAGTTGATGTTGTAGCCCAGTAGCGCAAGCGCACTGGCCTCGACCGCTTTAGCCGCCCGATAGTCACCGGACTGGAGGAAATGCGCCTCCCACTTCGGCAGGGTGCCGATGGAGTCGTGATCCCCGGTCCCGCCCATGTCCGTGGCTCTTTGCCGGCCCGTACTCCACGGCGTGTATGCATCGCTTGCATACGTCGTCATATCGAACGTACTGGCTCGAGCCATCTTGAACAGCAGCGGGTGCTGTTGCAGGTCGGCGACCGCTTGCGTGACCCTCAGCCCCGGATCGCCACCGACCCAAGTGCTTGCGTACCAGGAACGGAACGCAGCGTGATTGCCCTCCGGTGCGCCGTTGCCGTTGACCGTTGTGACCGTCGAGCCGTTGACGCTCACTACTGCTGCGGTGTAGTTTGCTGCTGCTGGCTTGCTTGCCGTGGTTGCCGAAGAAGCCGTGAACCGACAGTTCTCGACCACAACCTCGACCAACGCGCGGCCGGCATAGGCGTGGATGTCAATCACCGCTTCCAGGGAGGTCGAGCCAGGGGTCGGTGCTGCTACCCGATATCGAGCGCAGATCACTTGCCCATTGGCCCACCAGATACGCTCAGGCGAGCCGAAGCTGCTGATGCTCGCCGTGCCGTAGGGGCTTCCGAACGCGACGGAGACATTGGTGACCATGTCCGAAATGGCCGCAGTGGTGAGCGCGCCACCGCCCGAGCCCGTCGAGGTGCTCAGGCGCAGCGTGCTCGCCTGGTTGAGCGTGACAGTCACTTGGCCCGACACAACGACAACCGAGGCGCTGCCGTCGCTGTGCGTGGACAGAACCGACGAGCGCATCGCCGGGTCATCGAAGCTGCTCACGAACGTCCCGGCCGGGACCGCGCCGATCAACGGGAACACCGTCGCCGAGTAGGGATAGGTCCCGGCCGCGCCGGCCTGCACGCTCAATGTCGAGAACTGACCGCCGAATACGGCGGTCGGTCGCAGACGAGTGGCGCGAAGCAGTTGCATCAGCCGATGTCCAGCACGAGCTTGGTGAGGTAGATGTCCTTCGTCGCGTTGTAGGTCGCGCTCAGGAAGTCGACCTTGTTCGCGCCGGTCGAGAGCGTGACGCTGTCGGCCGCGGGCTTCTTGAACTTCGAGCCCAGCGTGAGGACCCGCGAGCCGGTGGCGTCCTGCGTGATCCACCAGCCGTAGACGCCGCCATCCGCAGGATTGGTCGGGTTCGACAGCGTGAAGTTCTGCGCCGGGGTGAGCGACGACATGGTGCCGATGTCGACGTCGGTGGCGACCGTCGTGCCGGGGGTGAGCACCTGGATCGCGTTGTTGACCCGGGGCGTGAGCGATTTCCACGACGAGCCGTCGGTCTTGGCCTGGAAGGTCTCGCCGGGCAGGGCGGACATCTTGAAGCCCGCAGCAGCCGTGCCATTCGTGAAGGTGATCGGCACGCTGCCGTTGTTCGACATCTCGACGAAGTCGCCCGCGCTCTGCGTCGTCGGCAACGCTTGTGCAGCGGTGCTCGAGCCGGTCCAGTTCAGCGAGCGGTTCGAGTGCGAGGCCTGCGTCAGCGTGTTCGCGCCGGTGAGCGACACCGCCGCGTTGGCCGTGACCTTGGTGGCACCGAGCGTGTCGACGTAGGCCGTGGTCGCGATCTTCAGGCTGTTGTCGGCCTGGGACGGAGACGCCGCCATCGTCACCGTGCTGGGCAGCGTGGCCGTGCCCGACGACGTGCCGCTGAAGACCGGGGTGTTCAGCGTCGGCGTGTTGCAGACCGGAGTCGTGAGGGTCTTGTTCGCCAGCGTCGCGACGTTCGACCGCTCGCCGAAGACGTGCGCCGTGGTGGCGAGTTGGGTCGTGTTCGTGCCTGCGGCGGCAGTCGGAGCGGTAGGGACACCCGTCAGGGCCGGGTCGGCCGCGAAGACCAGCGCGCCCCCCGTGCCGGTCTCGTCGCTGATGATGCCCTTCAGTTGCGCGGAGGTCGTCGCCGCGAACTGGCTCAGGGGATTGGCGACAAGCGCATCACCACCGCCGGCGATCGTCTGCAGCGTGTTGTCGTCGCGCAGGAACTTGAATCCGGTCGGCGTGCCGACGCCGAGGTTGGCAATCGGGATGACGCCCGAGATGCCGGTGGCCGGCAGGTTCGTGAACGTGTTGCTCGAGCCGCTCATCGTCTTGCTGATGAGCGTGGCTGCGTTGGCGCGCTCGGCAAAAACGTGGGCGGTGGTTGCGAGCTGCGTGGTGTTGGTCGCCGCGGCCGCCGTGGGCGCTGTCGGCGTCCCGGTCAATGCCGGCGAGGCGAGCGCCGCCTTCAGCGTGAGCGCGGTGTTCAGCGGGCCGTTGAGCGACGGCAGGTTGGCCGTCGCCGCGTCCGTCAGGCCGGCGTAGGTCGACGAGCCACCTCCGCCCCCGCCGCCGACCACGTAGGACAGGCTGTTGTAGGCCGTCCCTCCGTTGCCGACCTTCATCTTGAGGGTGTCGGTCTCGATGATGACCTCGCGAACCGCGAAGACTCGATTGGTCGAGGCGAGGTTGGCCGCGGTGTCGCCGCGAAGCTGGACTACTTGGGTCATGGTGTGCTCGTTGCTGTTCCGCCGTCGATCGGCACGGTCCCGGTCTCGTTGCTGGTCGCGGTGCCGCCATCAATCCCGCCGGAGCTGCCGCCGCCTCCACCACCACCACCGGGGTTTTGGAGCATCGAATCAGGGACCTTGGTGAGTGACATTGCTTCAGACCTCGTTACTTAGTTCTCAACAAAGGCGACACGGACGCGGTGATTGGTGGTCGTCGCTCCCGCGCTGGTCACCAGCTTCACGGCATAGATGTCATTCGGCCCCAGGAGGATCGAGGGGCCGGCAGGAACCGCCGTTCCAAAGAATGAAGATGCGCCGCTGATCGAGAACGTCATCGCCGTGTCCGCGTTGTTGATGCGCAGCGTGTAGGTGTACGTCTCGCCCGCGCCGGGCGCGTTGGCGGCTGCGGCGTAGAGCAAGACCGCCGTGGCCTGGCGGCCGACCATGGCGCACGTCGCGTTCTCTGTTGCCTGATTTCCGTTGGCTCCAATGAATACGGTCGCGGCCGCCGCGACCGAAGTGGTCGCGAACGACTGCACCGCATCGGCGGACAACTGGTCGTAGGCGGAACTGGCCAAACGCACCGGCCCAGTTGATGACGACACGGAATCCACCCTGATCTTGTTCTTGCCGAGAGTGATGTCTCCGCATCCGATGTCGAAGTTCATCCCCCAAGCCGACTGTCCGCCGTAGGTGAAGAGGCTGTTGTTGCCGAAGATGGCCGTGATCAAGCCGGTCGCGTAGACGTTGTCATACGTTCCAGCCGACGACTGGGAGGCCGTGTGGCACATATTGCCCACGAAGACCGTGTCGCCGCCGCCGTTGAAGTAGACGTTCTGCCGGTCCGACATCTCGAAACGGTTGCCGACATAGCGGTTGAAGCTGCAGGAGTCAAACTCCGCCGCGACCACGTTCGACCAATGCAGGTTGGAGGAATAGGTGCCGGCGCTGGAGCTGACGTGGTACGAGCCCCGGGTGGCGGGCGCAATGCCGACGAGCGACCCGAACTGGTTGTTCGTGTGCATGAAGTCGTTGCAGTAGGTGCTGTAGAACTGGTACTGCCCGTTGCCGAGGAAGTAGCAGTTCGTGACCTTGAATCCGCTGAGTTGCAGCCCGACGTCCCCGATGATGGAAAGGCCGTTCTTCGAGAACCCCTGAAAGAGGCAGTCGTCGATCGTGCAGTTTCCCGAGTTGCCGAAGAACGTGACCCCGTTGGCGTTCGCAAGCGTCTGTGCCGCGCCGCTGGGATAGAACCCGAGCTTCTCCAGTCGCACCCATCCGCCGCCGTCGAAGTTGAGCAGCGAGCCGGCCGAGGCGAGGGTGAGCGTGCTGGCGTACTTGTTCGCGCCGCGCAGCGTCACGAAGCTGAGATTCGACAGGGTCCTCGGCGAGACGAGGTAGTTGCCCGGGGGGAAATAGACATCACCGCCCCCTGCGGCATTGACCGAGTTGACGGCGTTGACGACGGCTGATGTGTCGTCAACGATCCCGTCGCCGACGGCGCCGAAGTCCTTGACGCTGACCTCATCGCGCAGCTTGTCCTGGACCGTCCGGGGAGTGCCGCCCTGGGTCAGGTATGCGGTGACGCTGGCGTCGCCCGTGCCGATCGGCACCGCGCGCACGTACTTGACCCGGATCGGCGCCGTGGGCGGCGCCGTCGTGAATGTCACGCTCATGGGGCTCGCGCTCGACCAGGTGAAGTCGTCTCCATTGCTCTGCAGCACGCCGCCGATCCAGACGTCGAGGTTCGACTGCGCACCGGGGTTCCCGCTCAACGCGAAGACGGTGGTCACCCCGTCGCCGACGAACTCGTCGATCGTCGGGATGGTGAGCGGCTGGCCGGGACCGAACGTGAGCGCGCTGGTGCCGATCTGGATCGGATTGGCGGTCGTGACCGCGAAGTTCGACCCGGCCTGGCTGCCGCGATTGACCCGGATCTGCGTGCCTTGCGTCAGGTCCGAGTAGCCGTTGGCGTCGATCGCCCGCGTCCACTGCGCCGAGCTCGAGTCGTAGACCCCGTTCTCGGCGGCGACCGTCTGGGCCATCACCAGGACCCGGCTCTGGTTGGTCGTGATGCCGTCGATCACCTGCTCGCCGTAGAGGGTGATGTTCGATGTCGTGGCGCAGTCGGCGGGGGCCTTCATGCCCTTGTCGCCGGTCAACCCCATTCGACGGTCGGTCGTTGCGCTGCCCATCTAGTTTTTCCTCGAGAACAACGCGGGCGCCGGCCCCCTCGGGGCGAGGAGGGAGAATCCCTTCGGGGACCGGGCCGCGTTGATCATTGCGAGAGCCTTCCGTTCTGGATGCCCTCGTACCAGTCCTTGATGCCCTGCGGGTCGGCGTCCCCGCTGTAGACATCCCACAGGAAAGTCCCCGTCTGGGAGAGCTGTCCTGTAGGGAGTCCCGCGGCGTAGCCGACTGCCTGGGCGGCGTTCTTGCCCGCGTGCTTCGACGGCTCCTCGCCGGTCGAGACCTTGTAGAGATCGGTCCCCGCCTTGACGATCGCCTTGCCGGCCTGCTCGAGCGGCGTGATCGTGTAGTCGCGGCCGTTGACTGCCGCATTGGCGAGGTCGCGCAGCACCGGGACGCCGGAGACGAAGCCGAGGCCGATCTCCTCGGCGAAGTGCTTCAGGTTCGCCTCGAGCGAATCCTCCTGGTCCTGCGGGCTGGGCTTGAGCGCGGCATGCAGGACCTGCGGGACGACGAAGTACCACCAGGAGCGGGCGAGGAGCTTGGAGAAGTCCTTCACCCCCGTGCCCTGGCGAAACGAATCCGGCAGGTTGGCGTAGCCCTTGCCGAGGTCCCGCTGCCGGTTGTACATGTGGTTCCAGAACGAATAGAACATGGTCGCCATGCTCATCACGCCCTTGTCGCGCTGCACTGCCGATAGGTCCTTCACTCCGCCACCACCGTGCGCGTTTCTGACGGCGCGGTTGGCGAGCTCGACCGCTGCTTCTTCGCTCAGGCCATGGCCGCCCTTCGACTCGGGCGCCATGCCCTTCAGGTAGGAGGCCATCCAGGTCGGCGCGGCCGAGCCCATGTCCAGGGCTTGAACGCCGTAGAACGCGAACTTGCGCGCGCCGTCGAAGACCTTCTGCGTCCCCGAGATCGGACCGAGGGAGCGTTGGTGCTCGTTGATCTGGTCGATCGCCTCGTGGATGTTGCGGTCGCTCTCGTTGAAGCGGTTCGCCATCTCCGGGGAGCGGTCGAACATGAACTGCTTGGCCGAGGCCCAGCGCTCGGGGGTGGCGAATTCGGCTGCTCCCTTGGCGAACCACTTCGTCCCGACCTCGCCGATCGACGTGGACAGGGCCGAGCTGCCGTGGATCAGCATCGTCGAAAGGCGAAAGCCCAGCCCGACGAGCGTCGCATTGGTTCGCGCAGTCCGGTAGAAGCGCTCCCAGGCGGTGTCGCCCGAGGTGTTGAAGACCTTGTCGTTGGCCATCGACTGCAGCCACGGGCGGAATTGCTTCCGGTACTCGCGGCCCATCACCTGGTCGACCTCGCTCTGGATCTCGGGGTGCGACAGGAACTTGTTCATGTCAACGATCGCTTCCCGCCAGGCGAGGTCGTGCGTCACCTGGTCGATGTGGCGGGCGATGTTGCCCAGGCTCAGGTGCAGCGGCCCGACGTAGCCGGTTCTGGCGACCGTGTGGCCCTTGTTGGTCACCGGCTTGGAGAACTGGTTCTCGAAGAGGGAGGCCGCATCCTTGGCGTGGTGCTCGTCGATGTTGCGGTCGGTGAAGGCGTCGCGGACGATCGGGAAGTAGCCGCCCTCGATGTCGCCGATCGGCAGTGCCTCGACCTTCGGCGGGGCGACGCCGACCATCCGCTTCTGCAGCGCCTCGATCTGCGGCCAGTAGGAGTTGATGTGGTCCAGGGTCCCCTGGACGAACTTCCACTCTGCCGGCGAGAGGTGGTCCTTCAGCGCTTGACGCAGCGCCCGCTCGTTCAGGCCGTTGCCCTCGACGAGGTTCTTCAGGCCCTCCTTGTTGCCCATGTTGAGGGCAGCCGAGAGGAGTTCCTCGCGATACCACTGCGTCCCCCGGCCCTGCCGTGAAAGTCCCGGCAGGTCGAGCGACTCGTTGATGTTGACCTTGGCGTCCCGGAGCGACTCGCCGAGGTCCTTCATCGCCTTGGCGGACTCGGCGCGCATCGCGCGCTCGCGGCCCTCCGCACTGCCGGCGCGGGTCATCATCTCGAGGAACGGTCCGGTGCGCGTCTCGCCGAGACCGGCCTTTCGGCCGTAGGTGAGCCACTGGAAGAGCTGCTCCATCTTCAGGAGCGCCGCGTCCATGCCCCTGAGCTTGGACTTCAGGTTCAGCCACTGGGCACTGAGCCTGCTCAGCCCCTCGGCGTGGAGGAGGTGCGGCTGGATGTCGACCGGGACGCTGTGCGGCATGTCTGCCATGTCGGCCTTGGCGCGATCGACCTGGTCCTGAAGAGCCACGCGCTGTCCGTTGACGGTCACGAGCTGCTGTTCTCTTCCAACGTGCTCGAGGCTCTTCACCGCGTCGACCAGGCCGCGGAACTCCTCGACCGACAACTCCTTCCAGTGCCTCTGGTTGGTGAAGTCCATGAGGGCATCGGAGACCTCGGGCATCACCCCGGTCCGCTGGTACTCGCTCTGCAGCCAGTCGCGCATCTGCTGGCGCTGGGCGACGTCGGAGCCGGTGCTGAAGCGGTTCGTGATGTCGAACCCGGAGAGAAGCTCGTTGATCCGGTCCATGTACTCGGACCCGACCGCCTTGGCGATCGTCGGCTTGTCGAACTTCTTGAGGTAGTCGAGGCCCTTCTGGACTTCTGCCTGGGCGTCCATCGCCGCCTTGGCGAGGCGGTTGTTGAGGATGGCAGCTCTCTGCGCATCGACCGCCTTCTCGGGGCTCTTGGGGGCCTGCTTGATCGCCTCCTTGTTGGCCTTGGCCTCGGCAGCGAGATAGCGGTCGGATCTCAGGTCGCCGACTGCCTTCTTGGCAACGGTCGCCTCTGCTGCTTCCTTTGCCGCCTTGGCGATCTGGTTCGCGGGCAGCGGCGAGTCGGTGAGGATCTTCAGGCCCGTGGCCATGAAGCGGGCGCGGGCCTCGTTGTGGACGGCCTCGTTGGCGGCCAGTTCAACGGCACCGGGGTCGGTCAACTCGCCGTGGCGCTGCAGCATCTTCTGGTCGGTCTGCTCGCGGACGACGTCCTTCCGGTTCGGGGCAGAGTCGATCGCCTGCTGCATCTCCTCGGCCGAGCCGTAGCCGTGCATGCCGGCGACGATCTCCTTGTCCGATCCCTTGTTCGCGCGCAGGTAGTCCTTGGCGGCGTACTCCGGACGTTGGTTGACTTCGGCGGTGACCTCGGCCTGCACTTCCTTGCGCGCGGCGAGGGCCTCCTTCTGCATCGCCCGGATCGCCTTGTTCTTGGCGTTCGAGAGCCACTTCATGTCCCGAAGTGATCGGGCCTGCATGGAGTCGACGGCCTCGCCCGTGGCCTCTTGACCCATCTTCAGGTAGGCACTGAGCCTTGCCTCGTCTCCTCCGAACGCCTTCGCGTCGGTGAAGAGGGGCGCGTAGGAGCGGATCGCCTCGGCCTGCTTGATCGCCTCGTCGGAGGCCAGCATCCGGTCGAAGACGGCCTTCACCTCGGGATCGATGTGGCCGACGCCGAGGTTGGAGAGCTTGGAGTAGACCGAGAGCATCCACGAGCGCACGCGGCTGAAGAGCGGCTGCAGCGCCTGGGTGGGAGCCTTGCCCTCGAAGAGATAGCGCTCGAAGGACTGGGCGAACTTCTCGTGGTACTGGCGCTGCTCGTCGAGCGACATCGCATGCCAGGTCGCCTCGTCCTTGACGCCGAACCAGTCGAGGATGGTCTTGAAGTCGGCCTTGGCGCCTTCGGACGCCTTCTCGCCGACAGCGACGCGACTCAGGGTGTCGAGGAAGCCGTGGCCGAGCTCATGCACGACCGTGCTGAGGTCGGCCCCCTTGAGGATGGAGACGGTGCGGGTCGCAGGGTCGAACGCGCCGCGCTCGCCCTGGTGGAAGGACTGGTCTAGTCCTGCAGGTCCTGGCTGGTCCCAGCCGTAGCGGGCGGCGAAGTCGTCGTTGACGGCTTGGACGCGGGGACGGAGTTCATCGTCAACCCACCCGAGTAGATCGGATCGTTCGGACCCGCCACTCTTGCTTTGGGCAACGCTGCTATCCGCCTCTGCAATTCTTCCTCGGTAATCCGAGTCGCCTTTGCTCCAGTCGTTTGGGCGGAGTTCGCCGTCGCTTTCGAAGTGGGTCCGGTCGGTGATTTCATGGCCGAAGTCCTGAGCGGCAACTGCCCGCTCTACAGCCGCATGAAACGCCTCGTTCTTCTCGCGGGCGCCCTTCTGCAGCTCCTTGATTTTACCCTTGTCGGTCTCGCTCTGGAGGGCGAATTTCTCGTCCGGGAAGTTGAGGACGCGAAACCCCTCCTTCGTGGGGATGGGAGGCGACTCCGAGTGGCCGAGTTCTCGGGTGAGCGCCTCGTAGAGGCCCCGGGTCTCGCCCTCGGCGAGGGTCCGGCCGAGATTGAACTCGACGCCGTTCTGGCCGAACTTGGCGCCGCCGAAGATCGGGAAGTGCCAGGCGACCGCTTCCTGCGAGAGCACCAGGCCGCGGATGTCGGCGGCGAGGTTGACGCGCACCCGCGACTGCCCAGCCACGGCACCGTCGGTGACGGTCACGCCGGCGCCCTGCTGCACCCCGGCGGTGGTCTTGCCCTGCCAGCCCGAGTAGAGCGCCTCGCCCTTGGTCGTCAGCAGCCCGAGGCGCTGGTCGATGAGGTCGCGGCCCTTCTCGTCCGAGAGCGCCTGGCGGATGGCGCCGAGGTACTCCAGCACCTGATGCATGGGCGCGTTGTGGATGCCCGGCAGGACGCCTGTGGTCGCGCCAGGGGTCGCCTCCCACGAGATCTGCGCCGTGCGCTCGGCGAGCGCGTGGCCGAAGTCGTAGTTGCTGCTGTTGATCTCGTCCTGCGTGATCGGCGACTCGAGGCCGAAGCGGGTGGCGGCGCGGTAGTGCTCGTACTCGCGGCCCTTGGCGATCTCGTGGCCGCCCTCGGCGCTGGCGATGCGGATGCCCTGCGCGTCCTCGAAGGCGTTGCGGGCCTTCTCGCTGCCCTCGACGCGGGCCTTGATCGCGGTCCAGATCGCGGCCTGGACCTGGTGCGGCCGCCAGCCGATCTGGTCGGCGATGCGCGCGATCTCGCGCTGCATGAAGGTGTACTTCGGACCCTGGTCGAGGACCTTCGCGCCGTAGTCGCCGGCCAGCGCCATCCACATGTCCATGGTGGAGTGGTGAGAGTCGAGCTTGCTCGGGTCGATCTCCTCCATCAGGTCGGTGTAGAAGTTGTTGGTCTTGATCCCGCCCCAGTCCTCGCCGCGGTTGAGCCACGCCTCGGCCTTCTTGCCCATCGCCGCCGGGAAGCGCCCGGCGGTGATCGGCTCGCCGTTCTTCCACTGATACCAGGCCTTGACTGCGGAGGTCGTGTTCGCGGGGACCGAGGTGCCCTGCGAATAGACGGCGAGCAGGCCGATGAACTTCTCCGCGTCGCCCTTGTCGCCGCCCACGAAATTGAGCACCGCGCGCGCCGAGCGCTCGTACCAGTAGCGGCCGACCGCCCCCTCGGTGGTGAGCTTTTGCAGGTTCTTGCGCAGGACGGTGAGCTTCTGCGGGCTCGAGCCCACGAAGTCGGGGGCGCCGACGTAGCGCCCGGCCTCGCCGATGCGCTTGTGACCGACGTCGCTCTCGCGCTGCGCGAAGACCTGCCCGAGCCGGGCCTGCTCGCGCGCGGTGTCGCCCTCGAAGTTGATCGGGTTCTGCTTCAGGAACTCGCTCGGCTTCATCCCCTCGCGGGCGGCCATCGAGGAATAGAACTCGGTCGCGAGCTGGGCTTCGGTCCTGGCGATGCCGGGGTCTCTTCCTGCAGCCACCATCTGCTCGTGGATGCTCTGGAAGACGCCCTGCTTGTCGGTCTCAAGATCCGCCCGCTCCTGCGCCGACTGCATCATCTCGGCCGCCTTGGCCTTCATGTCGGCAGCGGCCTTCTGGAAGAACTGCTGGCCCTCCTTCATGGTCATCCCGTCGGGGGATGCCTTCATGTCGGGGAGGATCGCCTTCTCGAGGTCGGTCCCTGCGATGTGGGTCGCGTAGTCGGCGATCGGGATGCGGACATCCCCACCGGTCTTCAGCGCCTCGCTCATCTCCTGAGCCAGTTCGGGTGTCGGCTTGATCGCCGACTGCGCGAACGCTTCGGAGAGCTTCACGCCGTCGACGTAGACCGCGTCGAGGTCGCTCTTGTCGGTGACGGTGCGGACGAACTCGTGGAAGGCGTCGGGGTCGTGCTCGCGCAGGGCAGATTCCTGGGCGATCTTGCTGAGGGCGACGACGCGGCCGATGTCGCGCTCCGCCAGCCCCGCCTTGACCGCGTCGTCGTAGGTCTTCCGGACCGCCTCGTGCAGGTTCAGGTCCGGACGCGGCCCCATCGCCCCGCCGAGGACTGCACCCGTGAGCGCCTGGAAGATCGCCTCCTGCGGATCGAACGGTCGTGCCGTGGACGGCACGAGCAGGTTCATCGCCGCGCGCTGGCCTTCGCTCGTGGCAAGTCCTGCAGCGGCACCGGATAGAGCGCGCGAAGCCAGAGTCCCCGGGGCCGAGAAGGGGACGGCGCCCTGTAGCGTCGAAAATGCGTACGAGCCGATGGCAGCCCGCGCCGCTGCCGAGGCGTCTCCGGTCTGCTCATAGGTGTCGTGGGCGGCGTTCGCCGATGCGGTCAGCGACGGGAAGGCCATCGACTTGCCGGCGTGGGTCGCGGCGTTGGCGAGCGTGTCTGCGACGCCTGCAGCGGCTTCCGGAGCCGCGCCGCCCCCACCCGTCAGGGCGACCTGCGACAAGAGCCCCAGGAGGCTGCCAGCCGTGCCGGTGGCCTTCTGCAGGATCGGCGCATCGGGTGCCTGGCGCAGCGAGGTCTCGAGGTCCTCCTGCGTCTGCAGGAAGTTCTTCGCCCACCACTGCCCGCCACCGACCGCGTTGGCGATCGGCGCGAGCGCCCGGTTCAGCCCGAGCGAAGCGGATGCAAAGGAATGGCCGAGCTGCTGCACGAGCGCGTAGCCGGCGTCCTTGCCCTGGTCCCACATCTTCTCGATCGCGCCGAGCTTGTCGTACTCGTCCTGGGCAATGCGGGCTGAATCCGGATTGGCCGCCACCCACTTCGCGAGCACCGGGTTGGCTCCGACGACCGCGGCGTTCTTCTGCGCCAGCGCCTGGCTCGCGTAGGTGGCCGGGTCGGTCTCGACCGCGGCCTGCGGCACGCCCAACTGGCGCGCCGTCTGCGCCGACTGCCCCGCGGTCTGTGCCGTGATCCCCGAATGGGCATTGGCGACGCTCACCGCCTGGGCCTGCATCCTTGGCGCCTGCAGGACGCCCGCGGCCGTCTGCGCTGCCAGTTCGTTGGGGTCGTTCGGCTGCGGCGCCATCGCCTTCTGCACGGCCAGGTTGGCCTGCTGCGCGGCGTAGTCGTCGGGGGCGAGGGCGTCGTTCACTGGCCACCCGCCTGGCGATAGACGCTGTACCAGCGCTGGAGCTCGCTCTCGGTCGCGGGCTTTCTGCCCATCGAGCGCGAGAACCGGTCGACCGCGCCGCTGTACTCACCGGTGCGTGCGGCCGGCAGGGGCACGTAGAACTTGCCCGGGTCGGTCTCGAAGGAGCGCTTGCTCGAGTCCCAGAGGGTGCCGCCCGATTCCTTGCCCTGCATCAGGAGGCCACCGGCCATCTTCCTCAGGTCCTGCTGCTGCGGCCACTTGCCGTTCTGGTCGTGGAAGTCCTGCATCGCCTCCTGGAGGCGGCCGTAGAACTGCTCGGTGGTCTTGGCGTTGGCGCTGTTCGGCTTCGCTGTTTGGCCCAGGCCAATGGGTTTCAGCATGTCGTCGACCACCGACCGCGCCTTGGTCCACTGCTCGCCCTTTGCTTGAGTCGCAGCGTCCTTGGCGTTGATCGACTTCTGCGCCTGCATCAGTCCGAGGAGGAGGTGGTCGGGGATCTCGCCGAAGTGGCTCGAGAGGTCTTCCTTGGTGAAGCCCTCGGGGTCCGTTCCGGCCTTGCCGAGGAGCGCGTAGTAGGTGCTCATCCCGTCCTTGGTGAGGACGTTGGCGCTCTTCTTGTCCATCGCCGCGAAGCGGTCCTGGATCGCCTTCTTCACCTCGGGCGTGGCCTGGTCCCAGTTCGCCTTCTGCTGCGGATCGGCGAGGAGCGCGTCGATCGTCTGCGGCGCGTCGCTGCCGTCGGGCTTGGTGCCGATCATCCCGTTGACGAGCGCCTCGTGAGCGCCCTGCTCCTTGGCCCGCTGGTCGGCGATGACCATGTTCCCGTAGTTGAGGACGCGCGAGACCACCGAGTCGGCGTAGGCGGTATCGCCCGGGTACTGTTGCTCGGCGATAGCACGCGCCTGCTCGGCGCGCGAGTAGAGGTCGACCTTGAGGGTCGAGGCCGTCTGCGGCTGGGTGCCGAGCTTGGCGAGCCCCGCGGTGACGTAGTTCTTGGTCTCCGCAAGCGGGATCTTGGCGGCCCAGTCGGCAGGGCTGATGGCACCTGACCTCGGATCGCCGAACTGCTTGATCCAGCCGTCCACTCGTCCAGGGCCGGCGTTGTAGGCGGCCAGGACGAGCGCGGGCTCCTCAAAGCGCGCGCTCATGGCGCCGAGGTAGTCGCGGCCGACGCGCGCGAGCTCGCCGGGGCTGTCGTCGGCCGCGGGGCGAACGCCGTAGCCCGGGTTCGACGCAGTGGCAGGCATGACCTGCATCGATCCCTGCGCGCCCTTGTCGGAGGTGAGGATCTTGCCGTCGGGTCCGAAGTCGCGGCCGCCGCTCTCCAGGGTCTCGACCACTGCCTGGAGCGGCTTGCCGGTGACTGCAGGAGTGAGGTCGAGCGGCGCGGTCGGCGGATGTCCGGAGACGATCGCCTGCGCGGTGTCGCGTGCTTGAACACCCTTCACGGACTTCAGCACCTGGTTGCCCAGGAAGAGCCTCGTCTTCTCGTCCATCTGCCCCTGCGTGGACTCGAAGAGCTTCTCGGCCAGGTAGGGGCTTGCTTGAACCGCACCCGGGACGCCGTCGTTGAGCGCCTGGATGCGAGCCGAGTAGAGGGCGCTCAGGGCCGTCCGCTTGGCGTTGTCGGTGACGACGGCGGGCCAGCCCTTTCGCTTGCCCATGTCGTCGATCGTTCCCTCGATCTGGGCGGCCGACATCATCGCCGGGACGTTTCGGTCGACGAGGTTTCCGGACCTGTCGATGCTCGTGCCCGAGGCCGGGTCGAGCGATGCGGTCTGGAGCGCCGAGGTGACGTTGCCGTTGGCGGTGGCGTCGTTGAACTTCTCGGTCTCTTGCGCCTGGTGCGAGTAGATGGCCGACTGGAAGCGCGCCATCTGCTGCTGCGCGTGCTGGTCGAAGACCTTCTTCTGGAAGTCGTTGGTCAGCGAGTCGCGGATCTGCTGCTGGGTGTCGGTGAAGTTGGCGGTGTTCTCGTCGATGAACTGCTGGCCGACGGCGCGCCCTTCCTTGGCGTTCGCCCACCCGGTCTTGGGGTCGAACTGCTGCTTGATCCGCGCCTGCTCGAGCGCGTTCGCTGCGCTCTGGGCGACGATCGAATCCTGCTGCGCGTTGGCGCTCATCATCTCCTGGGCGGCGCGGTCGATGTCCCGGCCGCCCTCGGAGACGTACTGCCCGGCCATCCCCGTCTGGCGCCAGTTCGGCGGCTGGTACTGGGCCACGACCCCGCTCGACTGCGGGACCGGGAGCGACTGCTCGCCGAGGGCGGTGGCGTCGGGAAGCGTCGCCATCACTGCTCCACCGGCATCGACGGCATCCCGCCGCCGAAGCGCTTGTAGAGGGAGGCATTGCTCGCGTCGCGCGACATCAAGGTCGTGGCCGCGCCGAAGGTCTGCGATCCGGCGACGAGGTCGCTGTTGAAGGCGATCTCCTTGCCCTGGTAGTCATGCGCGGCCGCAGAAAGTCCGAGCGCCCGGGCCTTGTCCTGGCCCTGGTAGAGCGCCACCGACTGCTTGTAGGCGCCGACCTGCGCGTTTCGGGCCATCAGGCTCACCACGCCGGGATCGGACGCCCCGCCGCCCCCTGCGGCCGCAACCGCCAGTGCGCGCGAGGCGATGTACTGGCTCTGCAGTTGGGTGTCCTGCGACTGCCTCTGCCCGGTGCCGGCGGCGTTGCTGGCCTCCTGGCGCAACTGGTTGGCCTGGAAGGTCTCCCCCGCAGCAGCCGTCTGGCCGAACGAGAAGTGACTTGCGGCGCCGATCACGCGCCCGAAGGCGTCGATGTTGAAGCCCTGCGTGTTCTGGGCGATGAGGTCGTCGAGCGCGCTCATCAGTACACCGAGACGTCGTAGGTGATGCCGAGGACCGTGGCAGGCCGGGGCGACTGCGCCTGCAGGCAGACGCGCACGTCGGTCGACCACGTCCCGGGAAACGGGATCATGTTTTCGTCGTAGGCGGCGCGCATTCCCTTGACGGGAGCGCCCGACTCCATCGCCGGCATGTCGTCCATCCGGTGCGAGCCCGTGTCGTCGAGCGTGTCGCCGAACTTCAGCCCCCTGGGGTGGATGTCGGCGGCCACGAAGCCGACCTTGATCACCTTCTTCTGGACGTTCAGGGGCGTGCCCTGCTGCGTCAACTGGCCGAGCTTGACGCTCTTGAAGGGCGCCACGACAGGCAGCGCGACGACGATGTTCGAGGCCGCCTTCGCCAACGGAGGGGTGAGGTTGCCGCCCGCGATCGAATAGCGCTGCGTCCAGGGGCGGGCCGAGTCGTCGGTGCCGACGTCCTGGCCGTCGGCCCAGACGGTGACCTGCTGGCCCTCGAGGTGGGGTGCGGAGACGGTCGTGACCGGCGCGCCCGAGTAGCTGAGGTAGGCGTCGCCGAGGTTGCAGAGCGGCTTGTCGCCGCGGCAGTCGACCTCCTGCGCCCACTTCTCGAGGTAGCGCACCGGCTGGCCCCGGATGGTGCGGTTGACGACGTAGTAGATCTGGTCGTCGATGTTGCCGGCGAGCGCCGGCAGGATCACCACGTCCTCGATCGCGCCGAGCGTCGTCACCTTCACCCAGGCGAGGACCTCTTCCATCTTGTCCATCACGCCGACGATCGCGGTCCCGTCGGCGAGCACGCAGTGGATGCGCGTGTCGGGTTGGCGCTGGACGTCGATCCGGACGATCCCCGCAGCCGCAAGGTCGGGGACGATCGCCATGAGGTCGTTGGAGGTGTAGTCGTAGGAGCGGATGTCGAAGGCGAGCTCGTAGACCTTGTTCAGGCTTCGGTTGACGAAGTAGCCCATCTGGTCGACCTTCAGCGCCTCGACCGACCCGGAGCCCTGCGTCGAGGGGGTCTTGACGTTGAAGTTGGTCGGCGTCAGCGGCTCGTCGAGCGACGAGGAGCGAGCGGTCAGTTCCGACCCCTGCGCGCCCATCAGGAGGCCTCTCATCGAGAGCAGCCAGTTGATCGTGTCCACCGGCCCCGAGCCGATGGTCCGGTTGATCGGTCCGGCATCGCCCAGGAAGGTCTCGTCGTAGCTGTCGTAGGCATCCGAGATCGAGCCCCAGATGCCGTTCTGCCCGGCCCACCAGAGGCGCCCCTCGTGCAGTCGCACCGCGGTCGGCCAGCCCTTCAGGTCGGACCACTGGCCCTCCTGCCAGACGGTGTTGGCGGTGGTCCCGCCAAGAGCCACCAGGACCTCCGCGCCGACGGTGCTCGAGTCCGAGAAGTCGGTGACCCGCACCACGCCGCGGATCGAGCCGCCCGAGTAGCGCATCGTCATCACGATCTCGCCCGAGACCCACGCGGTCGCGTTCAGCCGGTAGTAGACGATCTGGTTGGTGAGGGTGTCGTTGAGGCTTCCGGTGTTGTTGGCGGTGAAGGTGAAGCCGCCACCGGTGTTGACCCAGGTCAGGTTGTCGTAGGAGCGCTGCAGGTCGATCGTCGCCGTGCCGAAGCCCGTGATCTCCCAACTGAAGGCCCGGCTGTCGGAGACCCCGCTCACCCGGATGCTCGGCGTCGCCACGCTGGGTGCTCCGGCGGTCGCGGTCGTGATCTGGCCCACCGAGGTGAGGCTGAAGAGCGCGCCGACGTGGCTCGTCTTGAAGTACGGCACCGACGAGGTGATGGCGATGTTGCCGGTGATCGCACTCGGGGTGAGCGTCGTCGGCGTGATGTTCTGGATCTGGAACGGCCCGTTGGCGGGCGAGTAGAGGGCCACCGACCAGGACCTGCCGCCAGGGTGGACGCCGCGGCGCTCGATCCGCCGCTGCTGAAGGCCGGCGCAGGCGGCGAAGATCACGTCGCCCGACTGGTCGGTCCTGACGTTGACGAGGTTGCTCGAGGTCCAGGGCGTCGGCAGGGTGACGATCCCGGCCGGCTCGACGGTGCAGTTGGAGACCCAGACCGCGGGCACCTGCGTGCTCGCGAAGCGGATCCAGAAGTTGCCCGCAGGAACGAGCGAGATCGAGTGTGTGCCGCTGTAGAGCGTGGTCTCCTTGACCAGCGAGTCGCTCCCCTGCGCAGCACCGACGCTGAGGGTGACCGGGCCGCGCGCGACGACGATTCTGAGGGCATGCTCGACGCCGGCGTTCAGGCAGGTGACCTGCTGGTCGCGCATCGCCCGTGCTGTTCCATTGCCGATGAGCTGCATGAAGTGCGGGGCCGCCCAGGTCGACGCGGCGCCGCTGTCGTCGCTGTCGGTCCAGCCGGTGAGGTCGGTGGCGAAGGCGCCGTTGGTGACCGTCGTCGCGACCGCGGGGCGGGTCAGGAGGACGTCGTTGATGACGATCCGCGCCGCCAGGTGGGTGAGCTCCACCAGGGCGGTGTCGCTGGTCGAGAAGATGAACTTCACATAGCGCGGCTTGCCGAGCGGCGCCAGCAGGTACTTCCAGCCGACCCGCAGGCTCATCGCCCCCAGAACACGAGGCATCCAGTTCGTCATCACCTCCGCACCGAGCGCCAGGCGCTTGAGGTCGATCCGCGCGAGGCCGAGCCGGGACACGATGCCCCGGTTCAGGCTCACGAGGGAGTTCTTCTCTCTCATCCGATGAGCGGGCCGCTGCGGTTGCCGCCATCACGACGGTTGGGGTAGCGGTTCCGCGCGGCGCTCCACGAGCCCTGCGCCGGAAAGGCCGTCCCCTGCGCCATCGCCGCCGCGCTGAGGGCGATCTTCAGTCGCTCCTGCGCCAGCGCGTGCATCTCCTTCTCTTCTTCTTCGGAGTCGGAGAGCTTGGCGACGATGCGCGAGGCGAAGTAGGCCTCGACGTACTCGCGAAAGGTCTCCGGCCAGCCCGCGAGGTTCATCCCGTAGGCGAGGTCGTCGGAGACGAATCGAACGTAGAGCGTGTCGAGGTCGGCGTACCAGAAGCCGGCCTCGTCGATGTAGCGGGTGAGCGGCGAGCGGAAGAACTCGTCGGAGCACAGGCCCGAGGTGAAGACCCAGTCGTCGGGCTTCTGGAAGGCCCGTCGATAGCCGAACGGCGGCTCGATGCTCGGGTCGTAGTCGATCTGGACCGTGCGCATGGCGAAGTGCCACTGGCCGCGCTCCAGGCAGTGCTTCAGGGCGCCCGCGCTCCACAGGAAGTCGAGCAGCCGGCGCGGCTCGCACTCCTCGGTCAGCGACTCGAGGAACCTCTCCCCGACGAGCAGCAGCGCGCCGTTGTAGAGCGAGAGTTGCGAGGCCATCTCAAGCGGTGGCCGCCTCGTGGTTCTTCAGCCAGCCCTCGGCGGCGGACTTGTTCTGGAAGCCGCTCTGGACGATCTCGTTGTCGCGGATGCGGATCGCCGACCACTTGTGCTGCGCGCCCTTGTGCTCGATCCGGTACTCGAGCGAGTCGTCGCTCTTGGCGATGACCTCGAGGTCGTACTTCTGCAGGAGCTTGAGCTTGGCCCAGTTCTTCCCGCAGGAGAGGACCACGCACTCGGCGATCCACGAGCCGAACTCGTGGCGGACCTCGATCCGGTCCAGCGGCTGCAGGAGCGCTCCGACATGCGACCAGTACTCGGTCTTCAGGATGTCCTCGACGGTGGTGCCGTCGGCGGCGTTGCAGGTGAAGTCCTGCCGGGTGTGCTCCGCGAGCGAGAACCTGCGCTGGTCGATCGGCGCCGGTGCGATTCGCTTCTGTTCTTCCATGTCCACTCCTCTTGTGGTTTGAAAAAAGGGCGCGCCCCTTTGCGAAGGGCGCGCCCGCTACTGGATGGCCCCAGCGATCAAGACGAGTTGAACGACGAGCTCATCACTGAGCCGGTAGACAACTGCGCGCCTGCCGTCGAGACCACCGTGACCGCGCCGAGCCATGTCGTGACCGACGAGCCGAGCGAGGTGAAGCTCACGCCCATCACGATGTCGCCCGGGCGCATGCCGAGGTAGAAGCCGTCGCTGAAGAAGTTCGTCGCCTGGGCCTCGGTCGACGTGTTCGTCGAGCAGTAGTACCAGAGGCCGCCGCCCGCGTTGCCCGGGCCTTGGGCGAATGCCGCGGTCGAGCCCTGGGTGGTGAGGTAGGCGGTCGAGCCGGTGAGCGCGGGGACGTTGGCGATCCCCGCGACCAGTTGGCGCGGCGGGTTGACCAGCGATGAAAGCTGCGTGGTGCCGTAGTAGGACATGTGTGGTTCTCCTCGTTCAGGCGTAAGCCGAGCCGTCGTGCGTGATCACCACGACGCCGGAGTTCTGCAGCAGGAGCGCGCCCGCGTAGACCGTGGCCCGCGCCCAGGAGTAGTCCTGCTCCTCCTCGTAGCCCACCGGGGTCTGCATGCCGCCCGTGTCGGCGGCGAAGCCCGCCGCGACCTTGTGGTAGAGGAAGCTCTTCTCGCTCGTGGTGCCGCGCCCCGGAAGGTTGGGGTGCGCCATGATCAGCAGGTTTCTCCAGCGGTAGGCAGCAGGCTTGTCGCGCCACGAGGCGTTGTTGGCGCCGGCCATCGGCTTGATGTCGACGTACTGCGCGTTCGAGAACTCGGTCGCCTGCTCGAGGTAGGCCAGGAACGACGGCTGGCAGAGCAGCGTGATGTTCGAGTCCATCGGCACGGCGGCGTTGCCGAGCTTGACCAGGCCGTTCTGGACCAGCGAGAAGGTCGGCAGCGTCACCGCCGCGGTGCCGATGCCGACGGTCGCGGTGTTGAGCTGGGTGATGATCAGGCTGTCGATCAGCCGGTTGATCACCGCCATCGTGGTCATCTGCATGATGGCCTTCTGATTGCCCTGCGAGGCGAAGACGTTGAAGCCGTCCTTCCTCACCAGGTCATGCCACTCTTGCAGCGTGCAGGTGTTCTGGGTGTTGCTGTCGACGCGTGCCGGGATGCGGCCGCCGATGCCGCGCGTCACCGCGCTTGCGCCGCCGGAGCCGGCGACGAGGAAGACAGCCTGGTTGCCCTTGATCACCGCCTCGGTGGTGACCGTTTCCTTGAGGAAGGAACCGTGCTGCTCGAACGCCTGGATGAACTCCTGGCGGTACTGGATCTGGAACGCTGAATCTGCCAAGGCGATTCTCCCGAAGAGGATTGATCGAAATCAACCATTCGCCTCGGGTTGTCCGTCATGGCATCGTCGGGTTGTCCTCGCGGGGCCGACGGCCCGCCATCGGGGGCCTAGCTACTGGTAACGATTGGCAATATGCGGCAGGCGACCCGCCGTCGTCCAGAACTCGGGTCGCCTATGAGCAGAATCGCTACTTCTTCCAGTTCCCCTGCGAGTCCATGAAGCCCTGGCTCACCGCCGCATTGATGAGGTCGCGCTCGCGCGCCTGCATCTTGTCGTCCTTGGTGTAGGCGGCGCGGTTCTCGCTGCGCACCTTGGCGATCTTGTCGAGCTCTTCCTTCAGGCCGAGCTGCGGGTTGGCGTCGCCGCCCGGGACGAGGGTGCGGGTCGGGTTGGCGGCCAGCGCCACGCCGAGCAGCATCTTGAGCGCCGCCGGAGAGCTCCCGATCGGCGTGCCGTCTGCAAGACGTCCATGGAGCAACTGGTCCTTCAGCTTCTGGTCGCCCGAGCCGTTCAGGAGGTTGTCGATCAGGTTCCGGTTCAGCCGGTACTCGGCGCCCCACTCCGCGCGCAGCGTGTCCTCGGCCTTGGTCTGCGTGTTGCGGTCGCTCTCGGCCTGGTGCTCGAAGGCCAGGGCCTTGATCTGGGTCCAGGTCTTGAGGTTGGCCTGGACCTGCTCCGGGGTCTGGTTGGTGGCGTGCGCAGACTTCAGGAGCTCGGCCACGAACGGCTTGTCGCCGTCGTCGAACTTGACGTCCTTCAGGTCGTACTTGTCGGCCGCCTCGGGGATGCCGTGGGCCTTTCGGTACTCGGCGATCTCCTCGGGCTTGGCGTCCTTGGCGAGGACGGGCTTGAGGTCGCCGGAGGAGAGCTTGACCTGCAGCGCACGCCAGGACTTGGCGACCTCGACCGGCGAGCCGAAGCGGTCGAGTTGCTTCCTGAAGGCCTCGTCGGTGCCACCGATCTTGTCGCGCCAGTCGGCGGCCCAGTCGGCGGCGACGGGGGCGGGAGCGGGGGCGGGACTCTCTGCAGGCGCAGGAGCAGGAGCCGCCGCAGCAGGAGCAGGCGCGGGTGCCGCGGGTGCGGGTGCAGCGGCAGGCGCTGCGGCGATTTCTTCAGGCATCTTTCTTCCCCCTCAGGAGTTCAAGGTCCACGGTCAGCAGGCCATTGATCTGGTCTGCCACGAAATGCCGCCCCAGTGCGAAGGCGGTGTCATGCGGGTCGGTGAAGTAGGGGGGATAGCTCTTCCCGCAGGCCTTCAGCACCAGCCACTGGAGGAGCTCCTTCTGCTGGTGCTCCGAGGCCTGTCCTTCTGCCAATGCTCGCGCGGCCGTCGCCATGAACAGGCTGATCGGCGCCGGCTCGTTGGCGGGGGCTCGAAGGGCCTTGGTCATGCAGGAACGGCACTCGACGCGTTCGGCGCCGTGGCAGGCGCCAGGCCCGACTGGCCGATGTTCTTGGCGATGTTGGAGCCCTGCTCGAGTTGCGCGAGTTGCGCCTGGCGCGCGTCGTTGGCCTGCTTGGCCTCCTTGGCCTTGGTGACGAAGGCCTCGGTGTTCATCCAGTCGGCCGGGAAGCCGATGCCCGAGAGCGCGTCCCTCAATGCCACCTCGGCCTTGGGCACGAAGCCGCACGACGGATCCAGCGCCACTGCGGCGCCGATCAAGGCCTGGCCCTGCTGGAAGATCTGCCCCTTCTGCTGGTCGATCGCGTCGTGCAGCGGGCTCTCGAAGGTGAAGTCGATCTCGGCACCGCGGAGCTTCTTCGGCCAGGCCCGGGGATCGCCCAGACCACCGTTTCTCCACAGGAGGTCGAACGTCTCGTCGCAGAGCGAGGCGTTGTAGTCCATCTCCATCGGCTCGAAGAGCGGCAGAGCGTTTCGGATGTACTCCTGCACCCGCTGTCCGACCTCGTAGGCGGTCATCTCGGGCGCTCTTTCCGGTAGCTTCAGCGCATCGAGGAAGAACGCCGAGTGCAGCATCGCCCGCGTGTCCTGGTTCATGTTGACGCCGAACTCGAAGCCCCGGAAGTCCTGGTTCAGGGGACGGAGCGCTTCGCCGGTCTTCTCGTCGTACTCGTCGCTCACCCAGGTCACTCCTCCGGCAAAGAGCGCCAGGTCGGAGCGGATCGCGTTCTGGGTCGCCAGCATCGGCGGACTGGCGGCCTTCTCTCCTGCCTCGAGGAGCGTGTAGGTCATCGCCTGGAGGAGTCGTGCATCCGGGAGCGCGCAGACCGTTGCCGGGCTGTAGCTGTACTGCGAGCCCGAGACCGTCTGCCAGCGAGGGATGACGTAGTGGCGGCCCCAGATCGGCGTCGCCTCCATGAGGTGGTCGTGGGCCTTGTCGTACCAGAGCGACCAGCGTGGGAGCGCTGTCTTCTGGTCGTACATGTCGGCATCGACCACCATGTGGACGACCTCGATCTCCTCGAAGGGATTTTTCTCGCAGGCGCGCGTGACCTCGGGATGGACGTCCTTGAAGGTCCGGCAAAGGGTCTGCACGGTCGGCTTCCAGCGTCGGCCAACGGTGCCGATCTTGCCCTGCTCGTTCTCGGCCCAGGCGCAGTCGCGCAGGTGCCAGTTGCGGTAGAGGATGCCGTTGGCGAGCTTGTTCATCTCGACCGAGATCACGCACTGGCCGAAGGCCGCGTAGTCGTGGTCGCCTTCCTTGGTCGCCCGGGTGAACAGAGAACCGGGGTCGTACATCGTCCGGCGCTCGACCTTCTCGAACCATTCCAGCCACTGCTTGAGCTCGGTGTCCTCGCCGTCGCGGTCTTCGTGCCGGCGCCGGACGTGAAACCACGGCCGTGCCGTCGGACGCAGCATGGTCGAGAACTGGTTGCCGAGGTTTCTGCGGCACTGGACCGGGTACGAGCTCATCAGGTTGGCGGCGAAGTCGCTGCCCCATGCGCGCTTGATCGTGAAGTCCGCCCGCTCCGGATAGAAGTGGTCCGCGACCTCCTGATGCAGGGAGGTGAGCGACATCTTCTTGGTGAAGAGGTCGTCGATCGTCTCGCTGAGTTGCTTGATGTTCACCTCAGCCTCCCAGCGTGCCGGAGGTCGGGGCATCGGTGAGGATGGTCGAGGCTCTGCCTCTGCGCGCCATCTGCTCGGCGATCGAGCGCTTCCTCGCTTCGTCCTGCGCCTGCAGGTCGGGCATCGGCGTCGCGCCCGGGATCGTCGGCGGCTTGGGGGCGAGGAGCTTGGTCACTCCGGCCGATGCCGCAGCACCGGCCGCGGTCTCGCCCGCCTTGCCGAGCAGCCCCGACCCTCCCGCCGCTCCTGCTGCGGCGTAACCCGCCGCGGAAGCACCTCCAGCGGCCGTCTCGGCGGCGGTCAGCGAGATGCCGCCGGCCAGGTCACCGAACGCCGCATCCGCCACCGGCACCAGCGCGCTCTCGGCGCCAAGGCTGCCGAGAAACGTGCCTATCGCTCCAATGCTGAGGCCCATCAGAATCTCCGTCCATAAACGGTGTCGATCGCCTCGTAGCCCATTTTCTTGAGCAGCGGACCAAAGTCATGGTCCGTCTTACAGTGGTGATAGACGGCTTGAGCCCCCTCAGCCTTTAGTGAATCGTCGCAGAATTTGAGCAGCCGCGCGCCGATCATTCCTCTGCATTCCGGCAGAACGTAGAGGATGTCCTGCGTGTAGATCTGGCTCGAGCGGTAGTGCATGTGGCCCTTGAAGAAGACCGCATAGCCCACCAGCGTGCCCTGCCTGCGCGCGGTGAAGATGTAGAGCCTTCCGGCCTCCTGCGCCGCGTAGTAGCCGTCCCAGTGCGGCACCAGCGGGAGGTCCCGGTAGCGCGCGATCTCGCGCCAGTGCTTCTCGAGCAGCGGCCCGATCTCGTCGATCACGAGCTCGACCGTCTCGCGCTGGTAGACGGTCATTTGCGCGCCGACAGGGGCTGCCTGCCGTTGAGGTTGAGCAGCACCTGCGGCCGGTGCGACATGCCTCGCCGTCCGGACTGCATGTCGAGCCAGTCGGCCGCGTGCGTGAGTTGTCGCGGTCCCTCGAACCAGCCCATCACCACCGCGTCCGCTTCGTCGGGAGAAAAGCCCAGCTTGGCCTTCACGCCGCCCTTGACCTTGCCGCGCTCGTCGTAGGTGACCTTGGGTTCCACCTGGATGCCGTGCGGCGTGATCTTGAAGGTCGGCGCGGTCAGACCTGCCAGGAGTCTGGGGTCGGGTGGCAGGGCCACCGGAGAACCATTCGGCTGTCCCGGATCCAGTCCCTCGCGCATGAACCAATAGGCCGCACTTCTCTTGTTGGTGAACTTGTAGTTGCCGTCGAGCGAGCGTCGGGTCGAGCTCTCGGCGCCGCGGTAGCCGACGCAGTCGATCTCGTTGTCCTTGAGGTGCTCGTAGAGCGGCCCGCCATAGCCTCCTCCCATGTCGACGATGACGAGCGCCTTGTCGCGGCGCGTGGACAGCACCAGGCCTGCCGCATAGCCACCGGCCTTGTCCATCGGGATGTTCTTGCCGGGGGTCTTGATGAGCTTGCCAAACCACGAGTCGTAGCGCGGCGCCTGGACCATCGGATCCTCGCCACCGCCGGAGCAGTCGACGCCGATCGAGCACATCGGCACGTTCGGAGGAGGCTTTTCGGTCCAGCGCGCCATCGCTGCCCGCACCCACTCGGTCGGGATGCACTGGTTCTCGCTGTCCTTCAACCCGCTGCCGAACTTGCCGTAGAGGAGTTGCGAGCGCAGCGGCTCGGGCAGGGACTGCAGTTGCGCCCGGTACTCGGGCGTGTTGCGATAGGGGTTGTCCTCGAGCGAGGCAGGGATGAAGGTGTAGGACTTGGCGGTGTACTTCTGGTCCTCGATCTCGTACTCGCCCGGCCCCTTGACCCAGACCATCTGCCCCTCGCCGTCGACGCTGATGTAGATCGCCCAGCGAAGCTCACCAGGATGCGCAGGTTCTGGGTACTTGTCGTCGAGCCAGGGCGCGAACCACTTCAGGAGCCAGAGGCCGTCGGCCGTACGGGGAGGGTTGGAGCCGATCACCACCCGGGTTCTCTTGCCCGGTGGAGCACGCAGCCAGGCAACGATCGATGCCACCTGCAGCTCGAGGAACTCGCCGCCCTCGTCGAAGGCCATGAAGTCCCGCTCCCGACCGGCATGTCCTTGCCAGTCGTCGGGCTGCTGCATGCCGCCGAGCTTCAAGGACTTGCCGCTCGGCCAGTTCCACTCGAGGTCCTGGCCGTTGAAGCTGGCGGCGTTGCCGATGATCGACTTGCCCTCCTTCTCGAGGCCGTCGGTCTGCGTCCGCTCGCGCCGAAAGATGATGCCGTTGTCGGACTCGTTGACGCCCCAGCCGAGCTCGAGGTGGGTCTTGCCGCCTCCGGCCTGGCCACCGTAGAGGAGGACGTCGGCGAGCGACAGGTAGGCGTCGGTCTGCGGTCCCGGGTTGGGCACCCACTTCTCGGTGACTCCGGCGGCGATCAGCTCGGCCAGTTGCTGCTTTTCCTCGGCAGTCTGTCCGGCGAAGCGCGCGACGTAGTCGTCGAGGCTCACGGGGTCCTCGTGATCACCGGGGACTTCATCGGGCCGAGGTGCGTGCTCTTGTCGCTCCAGGTCTGGCCCATGTACTCCAGGTTCTCGAGCGCGCCGTTGAAGAAGTGCTTGGCGCCCGCGGACACCTGCTCCTGCGCCTCGGCGTCGCGCTTCCTCTGCTCCATCTCGAGCCGGCGCATGCGCGTCTTGCGAAAGCTGTGCGTCCACTCGTCGGCGCCGTATCTGAAGCGCGGCGTGAAGAGGTCGGACTCGTGCGGCGCGCCGACCTCGATCCCTCGGGCATGGGCGATGTAGCTGAGGTGGTGGATGCCGGCTCGCTGCATCTGGTACTCCTCGGTGGCGGCCATGTCCACGCCCCAGAAGCCGATCTTGGTCGCGCCCCGCTTCATGGCCATGGCCATCATCCAGAAGAGGCTCGAGGTGCAAAACCACCGATGCGGGTCGAACTCATCGAGGACTTCCTCGAAGGGGTAGATCACCGACCCCGGCAACTCCGCGATCGGCCCGCCCACGAAGAGATCCACCCCGCGCTCGGGGAGCTTGGACATCCACTGGCAGTACTCGGGGCTGAACCACTGCTGCCCCGGCTCCCAGAGGTGGGTCTCGAACCATGCGTCGACCCGCGGCGCGACGCCGTAGACGCCCGGCGAGCAGCCGAAGATCTTCCACTCCGGATCCTGATAGGGTGCCAGACGCACCGAACTCGGCGCACTCCCCACTAGCGCGATCTTCATTCGCCCTCCAATTCGCCCCCCTCAGGGCGTTGAAAATCAGTACGTCGAGAACGTGATCCCGGGCGATGCCACCGAGGCGCTGATCCACACCGGGCCTCCCAGCGAGCCGCCCGAGGTCGAGACGCACGACAGGCTGGCGGTGTGGCCGATGCCGGCCAGGACCACCTGGTTGAAGCTCGAGCCCGCCGAGGTGACGATGTTGGCGTTGGCGCCGAGCTGGATGTAGGCCTGGCCGCCACCCGCGGTGCCGGTGGAGGTCGTGATCTGGGTGATCTGCTTGTAGATGCCCGGGACCGGGTTCTGCAGCGTGTAGACGGCCGTGCTCGCCACCGTGCAGGCGATGATCGAAAAGCCGTTCGGGATCAGCGAGGTCTGGACCGTGGTCGTGATCACGTCGACCGGCAGCCGGGTGTCTTCCTCGCCCACTTCGAAGCCGCGGAAGTCGATCCCGGCGCGCCGGCCGAGCATCGAGGTCTCCATGCCGTTGCGCATCTGCTCGCGCGACACTGCGGTCACTGCGGTGCTGGTGTAGCCTGCCATGTCAGGTTCTCCTGGTGAGTTCTAGGTTCAAGCAATCGGTGAGCTTCTCGATCAGTGCGAGAAGCCGGGTGGCCTTGTCCTCTGGCGCCGGCCCGTAGTTGGGCGCTCCAGGCCTTAGGTCGGGCTTCGACAGGAAGTCGGGCCCGGGCCCGAAGCGATAAGGAGGCGGGTTCTGCAGCGCCGAGCCGGTAGCCGTCGAGCCAGTCGCCTGCGCCTCGGCGGCGAACTTCGCCTCCGTCTCGGCGATGAAGTCCTTGATGTCGGGCATCAGCCGAGCGTCCCGGCGTTGCCCGGCTGGAAGATCAGGTCAGCCTGGCCGGCGGTGGTGATCGCCGACACCCAGCAGCTCGGCGGCGTGCCGACCACGAACGTCTCGCGCTGCATGATGAGCATGTTGCCGCTGCTGGCGACGGTGGTCGAGGCCTTCGCCGCCACCGCGCTCGAGGCGCTGATCGCGATCCACGCGTCGAGGGTGGACTGGTTGGTCACCTTGGCGAACTGCAAGCCGGCCACCGAAGGCTGGATCGCGACCGTCGCCGAGCCCAGCGTGGAACTGATCCTTGTGCCCCCGCCCAGGGGCTGAAAGGCAGCGAGTCCCATGTCAGGCGGCGGGAGCGATCGCGTCGATCTTGACCTTGGCGGCGGCGAGCTCGGCGGTCAGCGCCTGCAGTTCAGCATCGCTCACGGTCGGCGGCAGGGCGGCGATGCGCGCGGCCAGGGCGTCGACGGAGGCGCTGTTGGCCTTGACGGCATCGGTGAGGTCGGAGATTGCGCTCATGAGATTCCTTAGGTCGTGGAGGAGCCGCCTAATGCAGTTCATTGCTTCGGCTGGCCTTGGCGAAGAGGAAGGCAGCGCGGCGGGCGAGTTCGATGTCCGAGTACTTGTCGGCCGGCGTGGTGTCGTTGACCTCGACCTTCTCGCGCAGGAGGCCGAGCACCTTCAGGGCATTGCCGAGGGCGGTGTTCTTGTCGGCGAGCTTGTACTTCTTGACGTAGCCAACCACGACCCGGTCCTTGCCTGAGCCTTCGGTCTCTTCCAGCACGTCCAGGCCGTTGATGACGGCGGCGGTGTCGGAGTCGAGTTCGTGCAGCGGGATCGGATTCCCCTTGCCGTCGAACATCTTGCGGGCGTCGAAGAAGGCGATGCGCGCCAGTTCCTGAAGGACGCGCTCGGCGGTCAGTTCCAGCTTGTCGAGGATCTTGCCCTGGGCTGTAGCAATTGCTGCACGAATGTCAGCATTGGTGAGCAGCCTTGAAGCATTTACCCGGGCGCTGCCCTCTGTAGCTTTGTAGCCTGCGCGCCGGTACGCGGCGGCCGCGTTCTGGTCGATCAGGTACTCGGCGACGAAGCGCTGGTGGCGCGCGTTCAAAGGGAATCCCTTGTGAAGGGGCCGAGGGTCCACGTCAACATGGACCGGAATTTGATACCAGATTTCCTATGCCGTGGTACTGAGAGTCAGTAGAAAAGCAGACTGGTCGACCCAGAAGTTGTGCAGTCGCGCGGCGTGGCCGTAGCTGGGCTGGGCGATGTAGCCGCTGCGAAGCTTGGAGATCATTCCTCGGGGCATGGCGCAGATGATCTCGACCTTGTAGTCGCGCCAGCCGAGGGCATGGAGGTCGCGCAGGATCTGCTCGACGTCGATCCGGACCGGGATCGGCTGCGGGGTCATGCCACGTCTTCCGCCTTGAGGGGAGCGCCTGCCTTCAGGTCTCGGGCTGCGGTGGTGAGGGCGAGAGAGGGGCTCGCGCCGAGGGCAGGACGGGCCGTGGCGACGTTTTCTCCGAGGATCAAGGGGTCGCCCTGCCTTGTGTCCCGAATGACCCACAGGCTCCTCCTGAGTTCGGTAGACTCGTTGGGTCCCGGGCCGTAGGAAGGCACACCTATCGCTGCCGCGGCGCGCCGGCATTCGGTGACCATCTGCTTGAACTCGGCAGGTTCCATCGAAAAACCGCTGTCGAGGCCGCCGTCCGAGCGTTTGAGGGTGAGATGCTTCTCGATGTAGGACCAGCCGTGGGCGGCGGCCGCTACTGCTACACCGATGCCTAGGGAATGATCGGAAAGGCCCCAGTCGCAAGCAACGTAGAAGTCTTCGTCCACCAGAGTGGACAAGTTTGCATCCGAGGCATTGGCCGGGTAGGCGCTGGTGCACTTGAGCACGGTCAGACCCCGGTCCATGCCGCCCCATGCCGCCATGAGCGCAGCCTCGATCTCCGCCTTTGTCGCCATCCCCGTGCTGAGGATCATCGGCTTGCCCTTGCTGGCCATGTAGCGGATCAGGGGGAGATCGGTGAGCTCGAAGCTCGCGACCTTGTGGCGATCAACGCCCAAGGTTTCGAGGAAGTCGACGCTCGCGTTGTCGAAGGCGGCCGAGAACGGGACCATGCCCATTCGGCGCACGGTCGCGAAGAGTTCGGCGTGCCACTCCCACGGCGTCTGGGCCTGCTCATAGAGGTCGCGGAGGCTTCTGCCCTTCCATGGACCGTGGTCGAGCCTGTAGTCGCTGACGCACATCGTCCCGGGGGCCCATGTCTGGAACTTGACCGCGTCAGCCCCCGCATCTGCGGCGGCCTCGATGATCTCGTAGGCGCGGACGAGGCTGCCGTTGTGGTTGGCCGATAGCTCGGCGACGATGAACGGGCTACCCATGGGCGTACGTGTGCTGGATGAGGCCGAACCCGAGGCTCTTGAAGAGGTTCGCGCTCGGGATGTTGGCCGGGTTGACGTTGGCCAGGAACTTCCCCGGGTGCCGGCCCATCAGGAGCTGCACGGCGCGGTGGCCGAAGCCCGAGCCGCGGAAGTCCTTGAGGACGGCCACGCCGATCTCTCTCTGCTTGCTGAGGTAGCAGGCGCCGCGGATGCAGCCGTGGACCTCGATCAGATACCAGGCGAGGTAGGGGCGCGATTTCACGAAGGCCTCGTGCTCCTCCGGGGTCGGCATCCACTTGTGGGAGATCGACTGCTCAGGGGTGCGCTCTGCAAGCAAGTCCCAGAGCACTTGGCGGCAGTCTGACGAGCTGTAGCCGGGCGAGTCGTAGACGTCGACCAGTCTCATGCCCGCACCTCGACCCCGTGCTCGCGCAGGTACTTGGCCGCGCCCTTGGGCGTCGAGTCGGTGAAGGCGAAGAGCGCGCCGGCGGCCACGCCATCGGCCCCGGCCTTGATGGCGGCGAGCATGTCCTCGTAGCCCGAGCAGCCACCGGAGGCGATGACGGGAATGGAGACGGCCTCGGACACCTCGCGGATCAGGTCGAGGTCGTAGCCTTCCATCGTGCCGTCGCGCTCTACGGATTGAAGGAGGATCTCGCCGGCCAGATCACCAAGCGCCTGCGCCCAAATGACCGGATCTAGCGCGCAAGCGTGAACTCCGAGGCTGCTTGCCCGCGAGCCGGTTACCGTGATGCCATCCTTTACGTCGAGGATCGCGACGATCGCCTGCCGGCCGAATCGAGCAGAGGCGTCAGCGAGCAGCCCCGGGCTGTGGTGGATGGCCTCACCGATCGCCACCTTGTCGGCGCCCGCCCTGAGCAGCGCGTCGATGTCCTGCAGGCTCTTCACCCCGCCACCCACTGTGATCGGAATGAAGCAGCCGGCAGAGAGTTCCCGAACCATGTCGAGGTCCGGTCCCCTGCCCTCTGCGGTGGCGGCGATGTCGAGGATGCAAAGCTCGTCGACCCCCCTGATCGCGTGAACCTTCGCGGCCTGCATGACATGGCCAATGCTGCGGTCGGCCTTGAACGAGCGGCCCTTAACCAAGGTTCTCCCCTTGACCAGCATCACAGGGATCACGCGCTTGCAGAGCACGAGAACCGCTCCTCGACCTCGTCGAACTGCTCCGGCGTCATGCCGATGCGGTCGAGGATCTCCTTATGCGTCACGCCTGCGTAAGTGCGCGGGAACAATCCATCGAACTCGTCCACGAACTCCAGCGCAAACTCGCGCGACGTCCTGCCGGTCCGGACGTCGACGCTCACCTGCTGGCAGCCGCGACCGAAGCCGTACTTGAGAAACATAAAGTGGTCGTGGATGCCGGTCTGGGCGTTGTCGAGGTTCTCGAAAGGCCACCAGTTCGCGGCGGCCGGCAGCGAAAACCCGAAGCCCGCCGCGCAGGCGACTGAGGCGTTGCGGTGGCTGTCCCAGGGGATGTAGGCGCCGAGGAAGTGGGCCTCAACCTCGCGCGACTGGTTGGTGCGGACCATGTAGTCCTCCATGTCGCGCTCGGTGATCCCTTCCATGCCCACGAAGTCGCCCGGCCTGAGCCCCAGGAAGCCGCCGAACTCCGAGCGCCAGCGCATCGTCAGTTGCTTGGCCGCATCGCTCCCGATCGGCCCGCCGTACTGGTCCTGGCTGTTCTCGCCGTAGATGAGCAGGTCGATCCCCAGATCCAGCGCCACGCTGAATGGCGTCGAGAAGATCGCCGCGTGCTCCGGCCAGGAGATGTCGCCCACCAGTTCAAGCGCCAGCCGGTTGAGCTTCGCACGCACGGTCATGTTCGGCACGACCTCGATGGTTCTCGCATGCCTGGCAAGGTTGTCGATGTTGGCCCGGCCCATCGCCGTCAGGTGGCAGGTCCTGGCGGTGACCACGGTCACGTCCGCGCCGAGCTCGAGCAGGGTCAGGACCTGGTAGGTCGAGTCCTTGCCGCCCGAGGACGGAACGATGCACCGCCCGTCGTGCCGGTCGAGCAGCGCCACCAGCTCGGCCCGGCGCGCCTCCCAGTCGATCGTCGGCCTGCGCTCGTAGCTGAGGCAGGCAGAGCACACGCCGTCGACGAACGCCGTGTCGGGGCGCGTGTTCGGCATCACGCAGCGGAGGCACCTCATGGCTTGGACAGCAGCCAGTACTGGCAGTCCATGAAACCCTCAGCCGGCCCGGTCTCGAACAAGTCCAGCCCGAGATCCTCGTAGAGCTTGCCGAAGGGCCGCTTCCAGAGCCTTCCCTTGTGCTCGCGGTAGGTGATCGCCACCTCCTCGTCGGCGGCGTACTCGACCGCCAGAACCCATTTGCTGCTGACGTCGATCAGGGCCTGCATCGTCGCCTTGAGGTCGTCCGGCGCAACGTGGATCAGGACGCCGCTCGTGAGGCTCATGTCGCAGGCGCTCGGGCCGAAGAGCGTGGCCACGTCCGAGGCAGGAGCCTTCATCACGTCGAAGCCGAACTCCTGCGCGGACTCGATCGCCGACTGGTTGACGTCGACGCCGCTCATCGACGCCTCGGGATCGATCCGGCGGATGGCCTGGAAGTTCCAGCCGGCGTTGACCCCTGCCTCGCAGAAGGTCTTGGCCCGGGTGATCTCGAGAATCCGGCGCCAGAAGGGGATGCGGTGCTCCCACACGACACGGTTCCTTCGACCATATTCATCGCCGAAGGTGCCCGCCCAGAACTCAGTCGTCGTTTCCATCAGCCCTCCTCAGAGCAGTTCGTACATGCGCTCGGCGCGCTTCCAGTCGTCTTCGGTGTTGATGTCGCAGCAGCGCCCAGGCTGCAGCACGACCGGCTCACCCCAACCGTCGAGACTCCAAGATTCGCGGAACGCCTGCGCGAAGCCCCAATAAAAGCAGCCGGCGTCGTTCCCCTGCGCGTCGGTCGAGGGCGCGAACAAGCAGCCGGGCTCGGTTTGCAGAGTGCGCCAGCCCTCGACCAGATGCGCCCAGTTGATCAGCGGCGCGCACGGGTAAAGCACGCAGCAGATGCCGATCTCCGGCCGCTCACGCAGGTAGTCGCCCGCGAGTTCCTGCGTCCCCTGCGTACCGTCGTCCTTCGGCCGGCGAACGTAGTGGGCGCCGTACTCCGCAGCGATGTTCGCGATCTCGTCGTCGTCGGTCGATACCACCACCGCATCGAACAGGCCGGACTTGCGGGCGTTCTCGATGGAGTAGGCGATGATCGGTTTACCGTGGAACATGCGGATGTTCTTGCGCGGCAATCTGACGCTGCCACCGCGCGCCGGAATCAGGCACACCGTCCTCACGTGAAGATCTCGTTGAGGCAGACCTCGACGACCTTCATCGCCAGCTGCCCGTTGCTCAGTCGCTTCTTCTCGCGCAGGGTGTTGAGGACCAGGGTCAGGCGCGGCACGAGGACGTGGAAGTGGCGCTCCGTCAGCGCCGCCTTGATCGAGTCGTTGGCCGGCTTGACCCCGCCCTCGAAGGCCGCGTCGGTGATCGCGCAGGCGATGTCCTTCGCGTTCTGCTCGGCCATCTCGATGTAGTCGACGTTCCTCGAGAACTTGAGGACGATGAACTCGCCCTCGCGCTTGACGGCGATCGTGGTGGGCTCGGTCATTGGAAGGCTTTCATCTTGCTCAGGTCGGGGTAGTCGGAGCGCGGGAGGTCGGGGTTGTGCTTCGGCAGGCCCTGCAGCTTCCAGAGCAGGCGCGCAGCGACATCGGGCGAAAGATAGGCGTGCCACGATGGGTACGTGACCTGGTCGTCCTTCGGGTCAACGCCCTCGGCCCTGCCGTCGAAGCGAGCGCGGCGCAGCCACGCATCAGCATCCGGATCGTCGTGGAGGATCGCGCCGCCCTGACTGTCCGCGAGGATCTTGGTCGCATGGAACGAGACGCACTGCATCTGCTCCGGCCGATACATGCCCGAGGTGAAGCGTCGCGCGGAGTCCCAGACATTGAGCGGGGAGAGAACGTATTCGCCCTCCCATGCGAGATCCAGAAACCCGACGGATATGCCGGCGTTGAGGATCGCGGCAGGAACACCAACGTAGGAACGGGCGGGCATCCAAACCGGGCCCCTTACGTCGTATGCATGGCGAGACCACGCGCACGCCATGAGGATCGCCTGCGTGCAGCTCGTCGTCGCCACGGCGTAGCGCGCCCCGGTGTACTCGCACAGGGCAGCCTCGAAGGCGCGGGTCACGTCGTGAGGGCTAGACATACGCCAGCGCCTCCTCGATCTCGGGCACGCTCATCCGCCGCGCCTTGTCGCTCGGCTGGCCCTCGCTCATGCTCTCGTGCAGCTTCTCGCCCTCGCCCAGGCCGGCGACGTGGTACTCGACCTTCATCGCCTCGGCCAGGTCGCCCAGCCGGTATGCCGGCAGCACCGGAATGGAGAGTTCTCCCCCCTCCATCGTCTCGGCGGTGCGGTTGACGAGGTCGACCGCCTGCGTCAGGGTCATGTAGAACCGGGTCGCGTCGGGATCGGTCAGGCGGACCTGGCGGCCGCGCGCCTGCTCGTGCCTCCAGGTCGGGATCACGGATCCCGTGGAGCCGGCGACATTGCCGTAGCGGGTCACGGCAAAGCGCGGCCCTTTGGCGCCGACGCTGTCGTTGGCGGCCAGGAACAACGTCTCGGCCATCGCCTTCGAGCAGCCGTAGGCGTTGGCGGGCTGGAAGGCCTTGTCGCTCGACAGCGCAACGACCTTCGGCACGCCCACGGTCTGCGCGGCCTCGATGACGTTCATCGCGCCGATCACGTTCGTCAGGACCATCTCGGTCGGGTTGTACTGGCCCACCTCGACCCGCTTCAGCGCCGCGGCGTGGACGACCAGGTCGACGCCGTCCATCGCGCGGACGAGCCGCGGCTGGTCCCGGACGTCGCCGATGAAGAAGCGCAGCCTCGGGTCGTGCCCGAACTCCTGGCGCATCAGGTGCTGGGAGAACTCCCCGCGGCTGAGGACGCAGACCCGCTCGGCCCCCTGGTCGAGGGCCTTGCGGACGAAGCCGCGGCCGAAGAATCCCGATCCGCCGGTGACGAGAATTCGCTTCATTGCCCGTGCAGTGATTCTTGCCAGGCGTAGACGAACGACGGCCGACCACGGGTCGACATGCGCCTCTCCGCCTCGAGCCTGATGTGGCCCTCGTCGAGGAGCGCCTTGACGTAGAGGTGGACCGTGTTCGGGTGCAGGCCGGTGATTCGAGAGAGCTCGTTCTTGTCCCGCGGCGCCTTGCGCAGCAGGGTCATCACGTCGCAGAACGCGCTGGCGTTCATGCAAGCGGCTCGAACCCGAACGCCCACGCCAGGTTCGGCTCGACGGTGCCGCTTACGCTCTGCGGCGCCGGGAACCGGTGGTAGTGCTCGCCCGCCGCCTCCGCGGTCAGCACCGGCAGCGCGTCGAACTTCTTCTTCGCCCGGCTCTTCCGGCAGGCCGCGGCGTGCTTGTCGGCCTTCGCGATCCGATCGCGCATGGCCTTGAACTCGGCGACGTTGACGATGTGGAACTCGTAGCTCTCGTCCATCGTGGGCATGAAGTTCGACCATCGCTCTCCGTCGCTGACCTGAACGATGGGACGGCCGAGAAATGTGGTGCTGAAGCGGAAGGGCATGGTGGGCCTTTCAGTGTCGGAGGTTGTTCACGGCGTCGATCCGGCGACCGATCCAGCGGATGCAGGGAACCGCCCAGCTATTCCCGAGCGCCTTGTAGCGAGGGCCGTCTTTCGACCATTTGCCGTTCGGCAGGCCCTTAGCGTTGCGCAGTGGGATCAGCGTGTAGAAGTCCGGGAATCCCATCAATCTTTCGCATTCGCGCGGCGTGAGTCTTCGGACTTGCATTGACGGAACCATCACCGCGCTCGTCGATCCGTCGGTGTCGATCGGGCCGTTGATCGGGCCGTTGATCGGGCCGTTGATCGGGTCTTGGCGGGCGTTGAAGGCGATGGCCGGCGGATGTGCTCCAGCGGCGAGCGGGTGGCAGGGATCGCCGGCCTTCGGCTGAGAGCGGTTCGCCTTGTGCGTCATCTGCGTGGTGTCGAATGCAATCAGCGGCGCCCCTCCCCCCGTCCCGTCCTCGCTGGCGTCGAAGCCTTCTCCGGTCAGCGCGTGCGTGACCAGAAAAGTCTCCGTCTCGAAATCCATCCGCCCGCTCGCGCTCGCGCAGGCGTTGCGCGCGGTGGCGACGTCGATCGGGCCGGCGGTGTTGTTGCCGCCGTTCTTGGCAGGATTCCCTGACAGGCTCGCGCGCTCAAAAAGTACTGCGGCGGCACGGCGCCAGTCTCCAAGACATCCGACAACGAACACGCGCTTCCGTCGCTGGGCCAGTCCGAAATACTGAGCGTCAAGAACCCGGTAGGCGAACCCATACCCGAGCTCGCCCAGGAGCCCGAGGAAGGAACCAAAGTCCCGTCCTCCGTTTGAGGACAGAACGCCGGGGACGTTCTCCCAAACCAGCCACTTGGGCCGATGCTTTGCAGCAATGGCACCAAAGGTAAGCATGAGGTTGCCACGCGGGTCATCCAGTCCCGCTCGGAGGCCGGCGACGCTGAAGGACTGGCAAGGGGTTCCTCCGCAAAGAAGGTCAATTGGGTCATCGGGCCACTCCGCAAAGCGTGTCATGTCGCCGCGGTTCGGCGTGTCGGGATAGTGGTGCGCGAGCACGGCGCACGGGAACGGCTCGATCTCCGAGAACGCAGCGGCGCGCCAGCCGAGCGGGCGCCAGGCGACTGACGCCGCCTCGATGCCGGAGCAGACGCTCAGGAAGCGCATCGCTGCAGCGCCTTCGTCCGCGCCCGGCAGTCGTCGCGAATCGCCTTGAGCTCGGCGGCGCGGTACTGCTTCGGACGGTGCGGGCCTTCGAGGTGCAGCACTCGCGCGAGCCCGATGCGCTCGATGAGCCTCTGCCGGAACTTGGCGATATTCCCGTGCAGATGCTGGTTGCAGGGGACGCACTGGCGATGCACGTTCCACTCGTCGAACCGTAGCTCGGGCGATGAGCCAGTCGAGAGGTAGTGGCCGGCGTCCCACGAGCCTTCGTGCATGCGGCCGCAACTGATGCAAGGCAGATGGCGATCGCGCTCCCGAACCCAGGCGTTGAAGGCGACCTGGGCCTGCTTGACCCAGTACGAGAGCGGCCGCAACTCCTCGATCCTCGCCTTCGTGGCCTTGCGGTCGTCCTTGGCAGCCTTCCTGGCGACGATCGGGACCTGGCGGGCACACTTCACCCCGCAGACGATCTGCGTGCTCGAGAAGGGCACGAACGTGCCCTTGCAGACGCGGCAGGACCTGGACGAGACCGCCAGGATGATCATGCATCCTCCCAGGGCTCGACCAGCGGCCAGATGCGTTGCCGCGTTGTTCCCGTGCCGGCCGGCGTGTCGAACTCATGGACGGCCGTGCAAGTCACCCCGCCGTAGCCCTTCGCCTCAAGTAGTTGCGCGCAGTCGAGAGCGGCCCGCTGGACCTCGAACTCGTCGGCGACCGGGCCGCCCATCGGCCGGCACGCCTCGACCCGAAAGCAGACGAAGCGCTCGCTCATGCGGCCTCAGATCGCGGCATGCTGACTCGTTGAATCGGGACCGGACGCTCGCCACGAAGCACCGCCGTCGCCCATTCCAGTCGCGTCGAATCGACCGGCCTCCCGGCTTCCTGCTCGGCCAGCACGCGGCGGGCGATGATCCGGATCTCGAGATAGAAGTCGGTCTTCATGGCTGGAGTCCTGCGTAGGGGTGAATCGCGCTCGATGAGTCGTCCCGAAAGCGCAGGCTCGACTCGTCGAACCAGAGCTTGCAGGCGCCCTCCCAGCGGCCGTTGCGCTGCTTCTCGACCGAGACCCGGGCGTCGGGCTCGTTGATGGCCGAGAGCGATCCCTCGTCGGCCTTGGCCTTCTTCGCCTTGTTGGCCCAGATCGTCACGACGTTGTGGGCCTGGTCGGAGATCGCCGCGGAGCCGCGGAGGTCGTACTTCGTCGGCGGCCGCTCTTCCCCGTTCTGCGGCTTCCTGCAGTGCGTCACGAGGTGGATGTGGACGCCCGCCTCCTGCGCGAACCGGACGAGATCGGTCACGAACTGCTTCTGCTCGTCGAGCGATTCCTCGCTGGCGCAGACCATCATCATCGAGTCGATGACGATGTGGTGGCCGCAGAGCTTGTCGCCGAAGTACCGGGCAAGGGCCAGGAGTTTGTGAGGACTGAGCCGGCCGAGGTGGTTCAGCAGCCAGAGCTTGCCGTTCGTCCACTCGGCGAACCGGCGCAACTGCTCCGCGGTGAGGCGCTCGTCGCCCCAGGCCTGGCGGGCCATCCGCGCCAGGGTCTGGACCGGCTGCATCTCGAGGCTGGCGACGAGGATGCGCTGCTTCTGGGCCACGAGGTCGATCACGACCTGGCCCGTGAACATGCTCTTGCGGTGGCCGTTGTAGCCGGCGTAGCAGGTCACCTCGCCGGGCCGGAACTCGAGGCCGAGGCGCAGCTTGGTCGAGAACATCGTCGGCCGGCGGGCATCGGTCCGGGGCGCGAACTCGGCCACCAGTTGCTCGGCGTAGCTCGAGGCCTTGAGGACGAAGACGCGCTCGATCTGCTCGTAGTACTCCTCGAGCGATACCTCTTCGATGTCGAGCAGTTCGGCCATCAGATCGCTCCTGCGAAGACGTCGGCGGTCTCGCCGGGCTTGCGCGCCTTGGCCCAGTCGTCGCGGATGGCGTTCATGAGGGCCTCGTCCCAGTCGACGTAGGTGGCGCCCTTGCGCTTGACGTAGGACAGGAATGCCTCGAGTTGCTTGTCGAGATGGTTCAGTCCCTTCCCGGCAGCCCACGTCCGAACTCGCTCGGAGATTCCGAACTCCTCGGGAAGTTGTGTGGCGCGTTGACGCGCTTTACTTTCCCTTCCCTTCCCTTCCCTTCCTCCCTGTGCGTCACTGTCGCGTGACTCACGCGTGCCGACGCGTGGCTTACGCGTGGCGCACTCGTAAGGGTCGGGCAGCTGGCTGGCGCTCTCGCGTGGGTTGATGTGCTGGTGCGCCTTGAAGGCCGGGATGTGGGCGAATCCCTCGCCGTAGAGGACGACCAGCCCGGAGTCGAGCAGCTCGTTGCACAGCGCGATGACGTCGCAGGGGTCGCCCGGCAGGTAGCGCAGCTTGAACGTCGCCGGCTTCCAGACCAGCCGACCTTCCTTGTCGGCCTCGCACCAGAGGGCGATGTAGAGGAGCCGGGCCATCGGCGTGCGGGAAACGATGTCCTCGCTCGTGAAGAACTCGGGCTTGATCGTGCGGATCCTGGCCATTACGCGGCCCTCTCGAGCGCCTTGCGTCGGTGGTACTCGGCCACGATCTGCACCCGCTTCTGCTCGCGCTCGGCCGGGTCGGCGAAGCGCTCGAGGAACCGCTCCCGAAAGCGCTTGGGGGCGTTGCCGACGGCGCGAATCTCGCAGCCAGGACAGCCCGCGAGGTAGATGCAATGCCACGCGCTGGCCTGCGCGAGCGCGCACTCGGCGCAGTCGGTTGGGCACGCGATTTGCGGCCCCCCACGAACGGGGGGGTTCATTCGGGCAACTCCGCCCAATCCGAGTGGGAGTCGTTTCCGTTGCCCCTGTTGAGGCGCTGAATCAGACTGGCCTCATGCAGACGCGCCGCCGCCCACTCCTCGATGATCTCGGCCAAGAGTTTGTTTTTGGCCGTCCTTCTCGCCTTGGAGACGGCGTCGAAGACGTTGTAAACGCGCCGGGACATGAATCCACGGGGCATCTCGACCTGCTCTTCAACGGGATCGGTCATTGCATGAACTCGGAAACGTGGGCCAAGGCGGCGGTAGCGCTCATGCTGCGGAGGTGTGTCGCGGCGCTTCTGCAGCAGATCATTGAGGTCGGATCGCGGGAGGTGAAGCGATGAACTCAGGCGCCTTGCAATTCAGGCCAGACCTTCACCCAGTCGGCTGGACACAGTTCCTGGCGGGTGACCTTTCCCCCCGACTCGCGCTCGACCGCCACGGCGATCACAGGCGCGCAAGACCGCAGCCCGTAGCCGATGTTTCGCAGGTGCCCCAGGCTCGTCTCGCACTTGGCCGCGAAGGTCAGGCGCGAGTCTTCGTCGGGGAAGGTCTTCAGGAAGGTTTTCAGGTCCATCGCTGGATTACATCATCCAGTGTCGGCCCCTGTCAACACCGCTCAGTGTCTTCGGCGCAGTCTACTGAGGCCGTGGCCAAGAACACCGAGAAGGACGTCCGGGTCGCCAACCTGAAAAAGCTCAAGCTGAGCGCGCGCCAGCTCGCCGAGCGGGTCGAGACCAAGGGCTACTCGTACTGGCAGGGGCTCCTCAACGGCAGCCGGCCGTTCGCCGAGAAGGCGGCGCGCTCGATCGAGGACGACCTGGGGCTGCCGCGGGGCTGGCTCGACCGGCGCGAGGCGGAACAGGCGAGCGCGCCGTTTCGCGACCTGTCGCCGTACGAGGCGCAGGCGGTGACGATCTTTCGCCAACTGGGCGAGGCCGGCGGCGCCGAGGAGCAGCAGCGTGTCATCTCCGCGATGAGCGAGCGGCTGACCGACGTGCTGAGACCCACCATCCCGCGCGGCAGGATCATCGAAGACAGTTCGGCCAAGACCCCGGCAAAGTCCAAAAGAATCACGAAATGACGAGAACACCCCCCACCCACTTCCGCCTCGTCCCCGACAACGTCAGCCACGACACGGTGGAGTGCCTGCGGCAACTCCTGGCCCAGGCCAGGAAGGGCGAGGTGGTCGGACTGGCCTACGTGGGGATGCTGCGCCAGCGCGCGTTCATCGTCGACACCGCCGGGATAGCGCACCAGAACCCGACGTTCGCGCGCGGCATGGTCGCAGCGCTCGATGACGAACTGAGCGCCCGCGTCAGGGCGGGCCAGTAGCCACCCCTCCCCTGCGCTGAATTGCCGGCGCCGGCCGGTTGGGAAACTGTTACACCTTTCGGACACCGAACGGTGTTGACACCATCTGACACCGGATGGTGTAATGCTCTCCATGCGCTGCCGATACCCGGTGGCGAGGAGAGCAGAGAGATGCACAAGCCGAAGCAGTACCGGGTCACCTTCACTGTCGTGATCCATGACAAGGCCACTACCTACCCCGAGATCAGGCCGGTCGATCTCTCGGTCATCGAGAACCTTCCCGCCAACGTGGACGCGCACCGCTACGTGCGGTCGCGCATCGCTGAGGAACTAAGCCGGTCCTTCGGCAGCGTCTCGGTGCCCATCGAGAACAAGACCGAGGGCGCGATGGAAGAAGACCCCCTCGCCGCCTAAGCGGAGGCCGCATGACAACCGAAAGCGAAATCGCCGAGTTCCACCTCCGCAGCGCATGGCGCATCGAGCGTGAGCCGGTCAAGTTGTTCTTTCGCGTGGTCCGCACGCTCGAAGACGGCCCCGAGTTCATCCGCTCGGCCAGCGGAAAGGTGTCGATCTTTCGCACCTACGCCGCGGCCCAGCGCGCGCTGAGGCGAGCCGAGCGAATGGAGGGCGAAGAGAAGCGTGAATCCGCCGCCGAACGCGCGCTGAACGACTTCAACTACGTTGGCTCGCGCCACCACTACTAGGAGTAGCAGATGCCGAGTAGCTACCTCAAGCAAGCCGCCCGCAAGGCCGCGCGCCGCCGCTTCACTGGCACCCCGATCACCGGCTTCGGCCCGCTGCTCCCGACCGATTCGCTGGTCGAGCGCATGGAAGCGATCTGGGGCCTCGAGCCGAGGGAGTCGACTGCCGATGCGAGCACTGCCGCCGGCGAGGCCGACAAGCACGCAGCCGCAACTCTGGCGAGGTACAGCAAATGAGTGCCACCAAGCTGATGCACCTCGCGCAAGTGAACGCGCAGTTGCTGCAGACCCTGAAGATGGTCAACGCCGCGCTGAAGTCGGCGGGCTCGATCCTGCCCAACCCCGAGCACCGGGCGCTGTGCGCGTCGCTGGTCTCGGACGTCGAGAAGATCATTCTCATCTCGGAGGCGTCATGAAGAACGACCGCGCCACCCACCTCGCGCTCGTCGAGCAGGCCACGAAGATGCACCGCCAGCCGTGGCCGCTCCCGGAGCCGAAGACCTTCCCCGCCTGCTGCGGCGCCTGCGATCAAGGCCGCGGCATCTGCTTCAGCCCCGAGGCGTGCCAACTGCCCGAGTTGCCCCTGCCGCTGCAGACGTGGCGGCCGGTGTTCCTCTTCCTGGCCGCGTTCTGGGCCTCGGTCGCGCTGCTCATCAAGGCCTGCTCGTGATGCCCCGCTTCACCGACAACGACGCCGCGAACGCCGCGATCGGGATCCTGGTGATCGTGGCGGTCGGGCTGATGGCGTGGATTCTGGGGAGCGGACGATGAGCGAATACAAAACCACCCTCGACGGCGTGCCCACCGTGCTTCGCTTCACCTTCGAGCCCGGCGAAGACGGCGGTCGCGACCACCCGAGTTCGCCGGCCTACATCGAGCTTGAGGAGGTTGTCATTGACGGGGCCGCGCTGGCCCCCCGCCACTTCTCCGAGAGCCTTCTCGACAAGTGGGATGACGAAATCATGGACGACCTCGTCAAGCGAGCGGCCGAACAGGACGCTGAGGCCGCGTGGGAATACCGGCAAGAGCGAGGCTACCCATGACCCGCGACCGTTTCCCGCGCACCCTCTCCGAGGCCTTCGGCCCGTACACCTCGAGCCACTTCGAGTCCGAGCGGCACTGCTTCTTCCGCGCGCTCGGCGCGTGGCTGGTTTCACTCCTGAGGAGATCGCAATGAACGCAATCACGAAGCACGAAGGCGCGCTGGCGCTGCCGCGCAATGAACTGGTCCGCGTGCTGGGCAATTCGCTCTACCCTGGCGCGTCGGCCGAGTCGATCGAGCTCGTCCTCGGCTACTGCGAGGCCGGCGGATTCGACCCGATGCAAAAGCCGGTGCATATCGTGCCGATGTGGGACGGCAAGGCCAAGCGGATGCGCGACGTCGTGATGCCCGGCATTGGTCTGTATCGCACGCTGGCGGCGCGCGCCGGCTGCGCCGGCATCACCGAGGCAGAGCACGGCCCCGACGTGACCGAGGCGATCGGCGGGGTTGAGATCACCTATCCGCAGTGGACCCGGGTGACGGTCAAGCGCCGGCTCGTGACCGGAGAGATCGTCGACTTCACCGCGCGCGAGTTCTGGAAGGAGAACTACGCGGTCAAGGGTGGCCCGGAGAAAAGCATCGCCCCGAACGCGATGTGGTTCAAGCGCCCCTATGGGCAACTGGCCAAGTGCGCCGAGGCGCAGGCGCTGCGCAAGGCCTTCCCCGAGATCGCCAGCCAGCCGACCGCCGACGAGATGGAAGGCAAGACGCTGCATGTCGAGGACCACGTCGAGGCGCCGGCCGCCTGCCCGCCCGAACTGCTGACGAAGGCGACCGCCGCCGCCGACGGTGGCCGGGATACCTTCGCCGCGTTCTGGAAGAACGACATCAAGGGGGTCGAGCGCAACCTGCTCGCCCCTCATCTGGCCGACCTGAAGTCGCGGACCGAGAAGGCCGAAGCCGCCAAGGTGGCGACCGTCATCGACGCCGAGTCGGGCGAGATCGTCGAGCAGCCGGCCGAGCCGAGCTTCGGCGACATCGTGGAGCAGCCGGCGTGAAGATCATCTCTTGCGAGCAGGGCTCGCCTGAGTGGTTCGCGGCCCGCGGCGGCATTGCGACCGCTTCGGAGTTCTCCACCATCCTGTCGAAGGGCAAGGAAAAGGCCGAGGCCGTCGGCCGGCGCAACTACCGCGCGCGCCTCGTCGTCGAGCGCCTGAGCGGGCGCCCGGTGTCCGGGGGATACACGTCGAAGGCGATGGAGCAGGGCAAGGAACGCGAGCCGCTGGCGCGCGCGGCCTACGAGGTCCATAGCGGCAACATCGTCCAACTGGTCGGGTTCTGTCGGCACGACGAGATCGAATGCGGCGCCAGCCCCGATGGCCTGGTCAACGCCGACGGGCTGATCGAGATCAAGTGCCACGAGCTTTCGATGCACCTCGAGTGCCTGCGCCGGCCGGACGTGCCGCCCGAGTACCGCGCGCAGATCCAGGGCGAGCTCTGGAACGCGGAGCGCGAGTGGTGCCACTTCATGAGCTTCAACCCGGATTTTCCGGAGCACCTGCAGCTCGTCGTGCGCACCGTCATTCGCGACGACGCCTACATCAAGCAACTCGAATTCATGGTCCGCGCCTTCATGGACGAGGTCCGCGCCGAAGAGTCCGAGATCCGCGCGCTGCCGGTGGCCGCATGAGCCTGGACGTCATCGCCACCAGCCCGCAGGCAGCGCACGACGCCTGCTCTGAGGCGTGGCGCGTCTGCAAGGAATTGACCCTGGCCGGCAAGCCGGTGCAGATCACCGCCGGGGAGGCAGAGGACCAGCGCTCGATCGAGCAGAACCGCTACTACTGGGGGCCGCTGCTCGGCGCCGTCTCTGAGCAGGCCAGGACGCCGGACCGCTGGACGCAGGAGGCATGGCACCACCTCTTTCGTCGGATGTTTCTCGGCTACGAGATCAAGAAGGAACTGGTCGCCGGCAAGAAGCGGCCGACCATCATCCGACGCCTTCGCAGCACTCGCGACCTGAAGGTGAAGCCGTTCGCGGTCTACCTGCAAAAGATCGAGGCTTACGTTTCAACGGAGCTCGGGGTTCAGTTGCCCGAGTCCAAATGATCAACGCGCGGCCCCGATGCCGGGGTGAGGTGGGCACTTTTAATCGCTGGGGACTTGTTCTACCGCCCGCCAATAGCCAGTCGTTGCGGACTGGCCGCGCTCCCAACAAAGGAAGGACGCCATGACTGAAGCCACCAATCAGGGGCGCGAGGCGCTCACAGACGAACAGATCCTCGCAATCGCAGTCGAGACGCTTCCTATCTCAACGCGCTACAGCCAAGACTTAGATGCCAACTTGATCCTCACATTCTCCAGAGCCATCGAGCGCGCCTCTCGCCCTCCCGAAGCCCGGCCAGCAGAGCGGCCCGAGCGCCGTGAGCATTTCCACGACGACGCCTCATATCTGGCCGCGCATAAAGCGTTTTTCGCCCTGAATCACGAGCAAGCCGACGACTTCGCCCAAGTCATCGCCGACACGCTAGATTGCTTCGTCAAGAGCGACCAAGCTCGCTCCATCTATGCCGCCGCCCTCGCAGCAGAGCCAGCAGCACAGCCTATGACAGAGCCGGTGCTCGCTGAGTTGCCCGAGTTGCCAAAACCGTTTGGCTACTACCGCGAGCACAAAGACGTATGCCCGATTGAAATCGGATCGGTCATTGCTATCGACCATCCTCTTTTCACTGTCGAACAGTTGCACGAATACGCCCGCCGCGCCCTCGCCTCTCCTATCCCGAGCGCAGGGAGCCAGCCATGAGCAGTCCATGGGCGCCGTTCGGTGTCAGGGTCGGCAGCGTCCAGTGCCCGTACTGCCGAGCGAAGGCCGGCGAGTGGTGCGTGAACATGCGCCAGAGCAGTCTGAAGTTGCCTCGGCCGCATCCCGAGCGAACCGCCGCCTATCGCGCTATTGCTGGGGATTCCCCGAAGTGAGCGAGCCGTGAGCCTCATCACACAAGCCTTCATCGTCGAGCACTACGGCCTGCGGCTCAACGTCGAGCAACTGGCCGACGTGCTCGGCATCACGAAGGGGGCGCTCTACAACCAGATCAGCGCCGGCACGCTCCCGGTCAAGACCTACCTGGATGGCGGGAAGCGTTGGGCCGACTACCAGCACGTCGCGGAACACCTCGACGCTTGCCGGGCCCTTGCCGCTTAGTCAGGTCCTCCGGCCGCAGGTTCGTGTAGCGCTTGAGGTTGCGCCAGTCCTTGTGGCCGGTCACCAGCGCCGCCTCCTGAATCTCGTAGCCCTCCTCGAAGAGCCGCGACGTGCCCTCGTGCCGCATGTCATGGAGGTGCAGGTCCGGGATCGACAGCGCGCGGCACG